AAGAATCCGGGATTTCAACTAAATCGTTCTTCTCCGAATTCTTAATACGCCTCTCCCAATGATTCCGAAACGTTGTGTATTTTAGTCCCTTTTTCTTACAATACTGAGGTTGTGAAAAGCCGCTCTTTAAAAAATCATCAAACTCTTTGTGCCAATCTATATTTGTTTTTTTCATCTAAGATAGTTTAAACGGTTTATGCAGTTAGGAAAAGATGCGGTTTGTTAGGCGCTTACAATAAATTGCATGCAGGAAACTTTATACAACAATCCTCTTTAGTTCGAGAGAGCGTTAATTACTGAAACGATCTAAACCCAAGAATGTGAATCGAAAAAAAATCGTTTCATTCGAAAACCTATATTTGTCGTTCATAACAAATATAGGTTTCTATAGATCCTTAACTTAAGGACCATGCTAGAGACAAATCTAAAAACTCTTCGGGTTTTAAATTTTGAATCTTTTCTTCCATTTCCCATTTTTTAGAGTATAACAATTTGCCTGCATTAAAAAGATCCAATTCGATTAGATCCGATAATTCAGATAGTTCTTCTACGTTTAAAGAATGAAATTGGTTATTTGTATCTCTCCATTCCGGAATAGAATTAATTTTTTGTTTGTTATAAATAGTTAATGTTTTTTGAATATTCTCTAAATAGATTTTACCAGAATCCCAAGGCACATTACAATAAATAACCGTGCTTCGATAGGAGCCAAGTTTGGAATAAAAAGTTTGACTATTTTTCTTCAACAAGGATTCTTTCTTGCGATCTTGGTTTACTATCCAACCGGAATCCGTATATTTTTGATACTCCACCAAGTTTCCGGCAAAGTCTTTTAACGGTTCTATCTCCGTTTCTGTCTCTAAATCTATCTTATCTTCCCAACTCTGTAGAACTCTTTCCTCTCCGGTAATTTTGTTATAAACTTTTTTGAGAACAAAATCTTGTGCTACTCCTTCTTTAATTTCTGCAAGAAACGTTTCTCCGATTTCTGGATTGTAGTTGAGAGAATATATAATCTCGTGCTGATCTTTTTTGTAATCACCCCACGCGTCCACGCCTGTCAGTTTGTTCGGATCTGGATTTATCCAAACAACTTGTTTATTCGTTTTATCTAAAATGTAATTCATTATAATACCCTCACTTTGTATTTTACTGCTACGTATGCAGGAGTTGTTTCATTTCCGCTCCGAGGCGTGCCGTTTACTCCGTCGGTTATCGGAGCGCCGATTATGACCGTCCCTGGAAAATGTACAAGGCCATTGACATCAGCCCAGCCGCCCGTGCCGTTGCCGTATACGTTACTACCAACAGTTGATGAGGTATGCCCGTGGGACTGTCCCTGATCCTGTCCCGCATAACCAACTGCACCACCGTCATAATTTCCACCTGCTGCCTTCGCTCTTGTCCCATGCACCCCGGCATTCCGCGCAAAAAGTCCACGACGATCCGGAATATTATACGTAGTAGAACCATCCCCAAAACTATATTCAACGTTTATAATCATTGTCCCGGATTGAGACGATGTAAGGTCTATAATTGCACCTGTAGGAGTTGCCGAAATCTGAAAATCATTTGCGGTTGGGTTACGTACATAATAATTTGTTAATGCTGTAATCCCTCCCCCTGTAAAAGAAAACTTTACAAGCTGACCCTCAATACATCCGTGTGCGGTCGAACTGATTCGATCGGTAGCTGGGGTTATACTTGCAATAGTTCGGTTAACTAAATTCCAAAGTGCAGAGTAGGTCGTCCTTGAGATTGCCTGACTATTAATCTCTTTAAAATTAGTTGCGGATGCTTGATCAAATGGGTCCTCTATGATTGCACCTAAAGGTATTTTAGATGATTCGATTAAATCCTCTATGCCTTTTAATCTCTCTGAGAGAGTAGGTATGCGATAGAGGATCGCGCCAGTAAAATTACTTGGAAGCTCTTTAGATACTGTAAATTGATTGCTACCTGCTATCGTTTTAATCTTTCTAACAGCTCCCCCTGGGAGTAAAACCAATTCATTGTTATTTATCTCGGTAGTAGCCAAGCCGCCTGCGCCGTTAATAATAAGCGTATTCGCATTACCAGACCATGTGCCAGACAGCTGAACGTAATCACCAAAAAACTTTTTAAAATTTCGACGCGTCGATGGACTCCCTAGCAAATCATAAAGACCAAATCCCATCCCGGCTAATTTAGCTAATGTAGCGGGTCCTGTTGTGCCGCTTAAAAAATTATCATTGTCTTCGAATTCAGTATTTTCCGTTGCTTGGTCAACTGCTGCTGGGTTAAACATCTCATTTGAGACAACTGTCTCTGCTCTAAATTTAGAATTTGTATTCGCCATATTATATACTCCTTAGAGGCACGAAATAATCTCCTGATAAGTTTTGTCCTGATCCAAGGACAAAATTATTTCCGCCTATTTCCCTTTGTCCTATTTCAAAATTTCCGTATTGATAATGTCCTAATATTCCAATCTCTATTGACATGTATAAATTTTTGATCGGCCGTAATAATGCGACAACTTGATTTAAGATTGTATCGATAGGAGTTGCACTTGTATTTAAGTTAATCATAACGTGACCTAAGCTAGGTGTGTTAAGCCGCGCACTATATGGTTGTGTATCCAAGTATTGCCCTATTTCGTCTATATCGGCAATGACCGATTGTCGTATTAAAAATGATTTCGCTAACTTAGGACCATAAAAAATATTACTATCTCCACCAGTTAATTGATCAACTTTACTTTTCCAGGACAACTGGAATGATGCGGGTCGTCTCTGAATCTTTGGTGCCTCGTGTATTGCTTGGCGTATTCTTCTCGTGGACTCAGAGACATCATAAAACGCACCTATCGCATAGGCTTTTTCATCCGGGAATTCCGTAAGATCCGATCGTCTTAAATACCGAATATAGTTTATTTTTTTTGAATATAAATCCCAGTACTGTTTGATTTTGGTGAATAGATTATCAAACTTTTGAATACCTCTTAAAGGGATTGGCTGAAAGGAGGATATATCTTTTATCATATATCCTCCTGAAAGTTTATCACAACTGGTTTAATGATCTCTCCATAGGATGGAGAGATCAGCGAAAATGGATTTGTTACGTTTACATATCGTACCCCCTCTACATAAGACATTAGTATGCTAGATATATCATTAGGGCCTATAGATTGACCAAAGTCATTACAAGGGACGTTATCGAGTAATTTTTTAACCTGTAAAAAATCATTTTCCTCGCTGTAAGTTTGTCCTATTAAACTTACAAATGTCGTGTTAATTAAATCAATCGTTGCTGATATACCGTTTTCGTAATAATAATCTTTGATATAAAATCCTATCTCACTAGTCCTTAAGGCAACTGCAAGGGAGATGTATTTTAATTTATCCGCAAATTTATATCCAGGGAGCATGTGGACTTTCCCAGAAAACCCTGAATATAAATAGTTAACGGAATATGCCTTTAGGTCCACTTGCCCGAATATTGATTTTGAGATAAGTAGATTCTTAACACTTGTTAACAAAGATTCGGGTGCAACTCCTCCACCATTTGGCATAATATATACAAGTGCCCTTAAAATTCCTGTGATAACCACTTGCGCTTCTAAGACTCCTGGAACGGACTTTGCAATCACTTTGCCAGAATCCTCATCCCAAAACATGTCATGAGTGCGGGCGCGCAATGGAGCCATTCGTTTAGCATTTGATAATGTTTCTGGTTCCGATCCTCCTTGTGCTTTTTGGGCATTATTAACGGATATAACCTTGGGATCATTGCCAATGTATTTTACAATCGTGTCCTGTGATTGGTTCCCAACGTCTCCACCTCCTACCGCAAAATGAGCGACGACCGACAAACCAGGTGCAGGTATTTTACCGTACTGATCTCCTGTTTTTTGATCTACAAATCCAAGCGTGGCAACTGATTCGCCGGTCGAAAGATACTTGTGGATAAAATGTCTGTCTTGTGCGTTAGAATATGCTAATGTATCCTGTGGGTAATATAACTCTCCTCCGATATCAAGATAAAACATATCTCTTATGATGTCGGCCTCTCTGATTATAAACTCCTGTGCGTCGGTATTGTTTGTTTGTCCTAATGAGATAGTGTCACGGGATTTTTGGTGATAAAAAAGAGCAATCCCAGTTGTTTGGCCTTGTGGTATTGTTAATGCTTCTCGGGCCTCATATACAACTGGTGGAGATGACACTCCTCCTTTTGTAGATGCTACCATTTTTGGTATAGGGATCGTATAAGACGAGACGCTGGTCGCGGTTGGATCGAGTGCAATATCTAACCACACGGAGGCGACAGTTTTCCAACGTAGTTCATAATCTGTCTCGCGGAAAATATCCGCTGCTATATCCCTATCACTTACAGTTCCCACAAACGCTTGATTGATTGCTACATTTAATCTGATTGTAAGTAGTGCGAAGATTCCGGCAAATATGACCTTAAACCAAGCAGGCGCGTCTGACGTTAACGGATCATTGTTTAGATCAGACATGATCTCGCTAAATGTAGTTGATATTGTTTTTATCGGATTACGATTCATAACGCTGCCTCCTTGTAAGATTCATCAGCGACGCGATAATAACCGACTGAAATGTCAAGCTCTCCATTTTTTTTATTTGTATTTTCTATTTTTACTAAATCGTATGAGGTTGCTACCTTCCGCTCAAATCTTGCGGCGTTGGAATAATCTGCTAAGGATTGTAATACCGTTACCCCAGCAAAAATGTCTGATAACACTGTCACAGGTGTATTGTCTAGTTCGGCCAACGTCGTCCCGCTTTGTCGATAAAATGGCATCGACCCTATTGGTAAGGCCAAATGCAAAAGAACTTCGCATTCCGTTTCTTTTACAAAATCTTTTCCCCAGGCTTGAATTATTTCGTACGGATAATCTATTGTCATAACCAAGGCCCAGTTGTATACGGAGGTGCTATTAACGTAGATTGTCCTGTGCGAAGCCAGTTGCAAACTTGACTTGCCATTTGCGAGCAATTCGAATCATAATCAGTGGCGCTGGAACTTAACATAAGCGGTGCAGGTGGTGGAGTTGAATTGTAGCCTGACATTCCTTGCCCTAGTGTTAATGCAAATTGGCTTACTGCTTGTTGCAATATTTCTAATGTAATCACCTCGGTTCCAACAATTTCCAAAAAAGTGGTTTTTGCAGCATTGGCATTGGTTGAGACTGGTGAAATATTTTTTGCACATTCATACAATGCGTTGGCCCATCCCTGATTTGCTTTTAGTATTGCCTCCGCTCTTGTTTGTGGATCACCAAGATAATTGGGAGATTGTGGATTGCAGAATTTTTCTATCTCTGCTTTAAAAGCACTTTCCGAAATCATGGGTGTAGTCCTGGTATCCTGGATATTGTTGGCCCGAATGGAGTCATATACCCATCTGTCAAAGCGCTTCGTCCGCTTGGTAAAAATTTTACATCCATGTTTTCCGTTGCGGTTATGCCCGTGTTATCTATTTTGATTTTGCGAGTAGCAGAACCTAATTCTATATCAATAGACAAATTCCCGTGTTTTGTCTTTATACCTCCGTATTCGGTTACAAATTTGCTATTTGTTTTGTCATAGTAGAGTGCAAATATATTGCCAGTTGAATCTTTAAATTCAAACAAAATGTTTAAACCAGATCCCGACTTTTTAAATTCATACTCGAGTGGATTCTGTGTCTTATATACGATTCGATCTGAATTTCCGTCTGGGAACATGATCCTTATCTTGTCGCCAATCTCCGGAATAACATGCGAAAACAACACAGATCCGGGCCATGCGGTAAGCCAGTTTTCTGAATTACTTTCCTCTGCACCATTTGACAGGTCGGAACAAAATACCTGGATAGATCCGGCATTGTCTCCTGTTCCCGCAATCTCTTTTACAATTGCGTCATGTTCGATTAAATAAAATAGTTCTTCTCGCGTTACTTTACGATTTAGTAAAATATCTTCTGATGGAATTTCTGGGTTCAGGCTCATCGCTTTAACTCCAGATCTTGCTTAACGCCACTTGCATCATGTGTCCATATGTGTTTTGCAAGTCGCCAAAGTTTTGCCTTTGCATTTTTGCGACAAGAACGAATGTCCGGAGGAATTACACACCAGCCCTTTTCGTCCGTTGGGCCTAAATGCACCCTATCGCCAATTTTGTATAACGGGTTGGGAACAGTGGAGCATCGGAATGTCCATCCATTTTGTTCTGGCATGGTTGAGTTTTTTTGATCTGTGAAATATTTTTTAAATCGATCCCCTATCTTTTCGCCACCCTTCCCGTCAGACACTATAAATTCTTCAAAACTTGCGTTCATTACTAAGTTATACGCTTTCATATCACCTTTGTCCGCATCATCTTGGACAGCTTTCATGTTTATGACTTGAGAAATTGTAGATTCCGTTTCTGATGCCTGAAAAGTAGCCACCATGCGTCCATTTTGATCCAGTGTGATACTTGTAGAAGATCCTAAAGATGAACCTGGGCCAAGATCATAACTTGGCTCTCCTACAATGTTTGATTGATCATTACCATAATTTAATATATGATACTGTCCTTCTCTGTTTACTAATTCTTGTTTTGATTTTTCGTGTACTTCCTTTGTATCTCTAAAATGTAAGATTTCTGTTCCCTTGTCATCACGAGTGGAATAGACTACGCATCCATATTTTTCCGCTTGTCTTCGTATAAACTGGAAATTAGTTTCCCTTGCTTGCACTAAAGGATTTCTTCTTGTAAGCAGTTCCCCTTGTCTCGGAAAAGATATATCAACCTTTTTAAAATCAAGTAGATTTGCAATGGTTCGAATCGCATCCTCTACTGTCCCCGTGTTAAACTCTTTTGTCAACATGGGCCTACCTGCAAATTTACCAACCCGTAATTCGATTTTTCGGATATGACTCCCGCCCTGAAAATATCCGTTGGATGTATTAACAACAGCACAGCTAATTAAATTTTTAAATGATCCCCTTATCTCATCTGCACCAAAATCTAAAAATCCAGGAAGATCACTAGAAGCGTCAAGACCCCATTCTACAGAAAACTTTTGACCGCGTGAAAAAATTTTGGTGTCAAGTCCTACATTGTCTTTAATCGTAAGGTCTATCAGTGTATTCGCAAACATTTCCTCTTCTACACTAAAAGAAAGGATATTAAATCCAATGTCAGAGTCCTTATATTCCAAATCCGTAAACTTTGGATTTAAAGCTTTTATTTTAAAATAATACTGTCGTTTTGGTCCTGGTAGTATCATAACGGAATTATCACCTCATTCATTTTTGTTATATCAAATCTGTTTTCTGATAAATACGTTGCGTTTGCTTCGCACAGATTCATTAACTCTTCATAAGATCCTTTTTCCTCTAGCGCGATTAGATCCAAATCTCTTCCGTTAGAATTTACAATACGTATGTCCGATGGTATTGTAATCGGATGGAGTAACCTTAAGGTGACCGCTTCACCGGTAACTGGGTCTATGTATTCTTTTGGTTTTACATTACTAAATTCTAACATGATTAAAACGAACTCCTTCCCGATAAACGTTGTGCGACTCCTACGCCCGCACCTATGTTTCTAACGATCTTCCACATTTTATATATGCCTTGATCCTCTAAATATCTCATCGTAAAAGTACATTCTGTAAATTGTGAAAATCCGTTTCTATTTGTAAGGTCTCGTTTGTGATTTAGTTTAATATCCTCAATGATTACTGGTAACGGTGGCCTGTGTGTTCCCCAGCCAGAATAAATACATGTAGGATTTTGTTTCCACTGTGGGGAATCTGTTACAAGGGATATATCAATTTGATGACTTCTTGCTCTCTCAACTGCATACAGATCCAACATGTTTCCTGTTGTTTTATTTAAATTAACGATCGGCACTGTAAACGTAATACGTGTGTTTTCGTTTCGCACGTGATCTACTGGCGCATAGTCAAGTCCAGGCATGGGATAGTCCTGATAGATAGATTTTTTTTCATCCGATATATCAGATGGGAGCAACTTGTTTGTGATCAACATTGCCTGTAATAAATTTTGTGGAGACGACAAAACAGATGATGTGTTTGGGAGAACTAAAATCCACCAGTTGTTAGTTTTTTTTTTCATCTCAGCGCTTTCCGCGTTGTATCCGTTGGCATGCCGAGGCTAATCAGATATGGTTTTAAAATGCAACTAAATTTTTATGTCGTATGAATTTATTTTTAAGACGGTCCTTTTGTAAATGGGACATATGAGATAATCCTGTTATTATCAAAATTACTTGTGTTTGTAGCAGGAGTATACAGATTGCGTCAAATTATGAGATATTTATCAACTTTAGTTGTCATGTTTTGTTTGTTGCAATGTCGTCCGGATGATCCCCGTAGACAGGATATTGCAGGGCCGGATCTTTTGCCGGGTGCATATGAGGTTCATTTAGATGACTACAAAGAAGTAGTATTAGATCATGAACTATTTTCAGAAGATCGGTTTCCTTTATGGTTTCAGTTAATTGATGAAGGTGGTAGTGTACCTGGATTTATTGATCGTCAAGGCAATGTTTTGATCGAACCTAAATTCCTCAAAACACAAGATCAAAAGTGGTATTTTACGCATAGCTACGAACCATTTAATGGTGGAATGTCTATAGTTCAATCTCCGATGGGCGGGCAATTTGAAAAACATTGCCTTAAAAGAATTAAAGAGGGGGTTGGAAAAGGTAATTTTGACGCATCTGTTCGATTTGTTTACGGATGTGATAGTCGGATATACGATATAATTGATAACACTGGTAATGTTATTTCAAAAATACCTTATTTTTTTCTATCTGGATATTCTGAAAGTCTGTGTGCATCAAGTAGCTTGCTTAAGGGCAAGCATGGATTCATTGACCGATCTGGAAAAATTGCAATCCCTGAAATATATGATCATACTTGGGATTTTAACAGTGGATTGGCATTGGTAGAATTAAAAGGAGAGAGATTTTTTATTAATAAAAAAGGTAAGAAAGTTTTTGGAAATCCATATAATCCTGAAGATGCCTATAGTTTTAGTGATGGGATGTCGGTTATAAGAAAGGGTGGCAACACAAAACCACTTATAATCTTAGGAGCTTATATTAAAGATTATTGGGACGGTGGACTCTTAGGCTACATGGATACAACAGGTAAAGTTGTGATAGAGCCTAAATTTAGTAAAGCCTCTAGTTTTTCTGAAGGTCTTGCGTATGTCGAAACACCTAGCGGCGAAAAAGGTTATATCGATAAAACTGGGAATTTTAAAATCCAAAAAATCAAAAATGAGTACATTTATTCTGCACGTAGCTTTTCAGATGGTTTTGCATACGTTGAATTTATCGGTGTCGATGAAAATAGAGGAGGTTCGGTCGAAGAACTAAAACGTGGTTTTATTGATAAGACAGGTAAATTTGTTTTAGATCTTACCAAAGAGACATCCGAGGCTACATCTAAATACGATGCAATAGGCGACTTTTCGGAGGGCCTTGCGGTCGTTTACACAAAAGATCTAAATCGCCGCATGCTGTTTATCGACAAGACCGGTAAGGTTGCGTTTGACGTTAACGACATTAACCGCAAGATCTGGGCGCGATTCAAAAAGCATTAAATCCCCCTCCTAAACACAACTCCTCCAATTTTGACAACTGGAGGAGAGTCTTTTGACTAAGAGTGCACTCTTAGTCAATTGCGCTTGGATGCGGATCGATTATATCCGTTTGCGTCCGCTGTCAATTTTGGTTGTTGTATTACATTTCCAATCGCATTAGCAGCGGCTGGTGCATCAGATGCACTAACATTTACGTTATAAGTTCGATTATCATTATTATTTATGGAATTATTCCCTGCTTGGCCCTTACTTCTAAGGCGCGGAGTAGACGAATTGTTTATTCCACTATTATTCTCCCCTGAGATACTATCGTCTCCATTGTTCTTGCTTTCGCCACTTGAACTTGAATCGCCACTAACCTTGTCCGAATTTAGTACACCTCTAATCATATTCAAAAATTCACTAACCGGCAAAAAAGCGTTTTTGATTCTATCCACAAAATAATTCATCTTAACAGTTATCTTGTCCCAATACTTGCTAAAAGTAGTTGCGATTCCTTGCCATATCCCACTAATCCAATTTTTAAAATCACTTAGCTTTGTCCTGATCCAGTTAAAACCATTTGTAAATTTTTGAGTAAAAATTTCGATGAATGGATGTTTTATAAAAATGTCATACATCGTATGTCCAAAATCAATGATTGCTTTTTTAGGATCTTTAAAAATTCCTACAAGCAATCTTACCAATGCGATCCATGTCCTGGTTGGAGTGACTACAGCATATCCGATTACCTTACCAACATATTGGAATGTTTTTGCAATCCAACTCACATCGCCTTCTGTCTGTAAAAAAGAAAACGCAGACGCCAACTCATCTATTAAAAAATGGAGTTCCGAAATAGTAGGAATTAGATTGGATACAAATCCTTGTACGAATCCATCTATAAAAGGTTTAATAACTTCTTTCCAAACCCAACCAATTGTAGTCCCTATGCCCTTTATCAAAGGTTCAAGCATCGCCTGAAAAAATGCGAAGAAAAAAGCAACCTTTAACATCAAGAAATTCATATAATTCATGAATCGATTCATAGTAATCTCGCCGCCACCTATCGCTTTCCAAGCTGAGTTAAAACCCGCTTTAATTAAATTAAACGCACCAATGACTACTGATTTAACAATCCTGAATACGGATACTAATAACACTCCCATCTGGACAAAGACGATTCTGTTCTCTTTTATCCATTTAAAAAATTTAAAAAACAAAGGCATTAACTCTTTACTAAGAGGGTAAAGGAGATTAGCAGAGATAACTTTTCCGGCCATCTCAAAACCTTGAGAGATAAAAGGCATTTGCTCTTTTATCGTAGCAATACCTGTTTGTAAAAGTCCTACACCTGCATTGTAAAGGGCCATACCCTTGGCGACTGCAAAAGCACCAAACCCACCGCCACCTCCGGCGCCCTCCTTTTTTGGATTTGCTATCGTTTTTTCTGGAGGTCCTTTGTTTTCCTGTCCTTTAAATTTTTTGTAAAGCGCATTCAACTTATTTAATTTATCAACACTGTAGTTGTAAAATTCATTAATGCCGTCTTTCGGAAACTTGGAGTAATACTTTGCATAAAGCAGATAGTCGCGTGCAGATAAACGTAGACGCGCGGAGGAACTACTGATCCTATCCCCAATAGTACTAAATCCTGCAGAAAATCTTTTTTGTGCAGAAACTGCTTTGTCTATATCAAATACATAACGTATGCCAATCGTATCCATCATTTGTTTTCCCTCTCCTCTCTTTCCCTTTTCTCAAGTATCTTTGCAATCAGTCTTTCGTATTCACTCCATTCCATCGAATAGATTTCTGATTTCGAAATAGTTCCTTTTGTCTCATCTACAATTGCAAAATACTCTTCTAATAACATGTCTTCGTTAAATTCAATATACTGTAAATTTCGTAAAAAATGATCCCAAGTTATTTCTTCTTTTCTGTAAGTTTGCTCCCCAGATTTGGCCGGAGAGCGTAGACGAAAAAATTTTCAAACGGTAGTTCAAATTCATATTCGTTCCTACAATGATCGCACACCACCTCAGTGGACTGAATTCCGTATTCATATAATTTCTCATATACTTTATCGTAATAAGATATATGAGAAAATTGGAACAAACGATCAGGCCTATGAGCAAATTTATTCTTTATATCTCTCACATCCTCGATCTCGTCGTCTGATCCGCTCCATGTAAAATCACAGTCCACCAAAAGATCAAAGTAGAGTAGATCGTTTAACGCCTTTGGAGTTTTTGCAGTTTTGACAGCCTTTACCATGTCCTCAATCGTATGCGGACGAAACGTCATAGATGTGATCTCTAAAATGTCCTCTCCCTCTTTTCCAAGCCTATGAAACGTTAAACATTTTTTTCTACGTTCAAAATCATCCTGGCTTTCGCCTCCAAAAGGTTCGACAAACATATCTTCGCTTTCTTTTTCACTCACAGTAGCGATCGTAAAATTCACATCGCTACCTGGTAAAAAATTAACATTAAAATTATCTAATAGTATACGATTGTCATCCTCTCCCTGTCGAGTGTGGAAATTTTCTTTTCCGCAAATGGTGCAGTACGAACTTCCGTCAAAATGTTTTGCAATCTTTGACGCTTTATCAAAGGCTTGCATAATAATGTAGTCCGCCGAACGAAAAGGTATCTTTTTAACATTGTCCCCTAAGGGTTTGTCATCTACATAGACAACATCTTTGAGGATTACGGTAGCGGCCTGTATGATCCTTTTCGCAATTGCCTCAGACCGTGCGCGTGTAATCGCGTCCGGGCTAGGTGCTTTAACATCAACAGAATCAATTCCGTCAAATGGGATTGGTAGTTTTACAATCATATAGTCCTACTTGCAAGACGCTTCGGAAGAATTTCCGCGACAATTTTGCCGGCCACAGGTGCGGCTTTCTCGCCACCTGGATACATCAAACTTGCAAGCTGACATTTACCGAGATCCCACTCTGCAACTATACAAGTGGGATCTAAAGGATCTGCAGTTGCATCTGTCTCTATAATCGTAACCTGTCTGTCATCTTTTGCGTCTCTCCAAATTTGCAGGTAATGGTGTGCTGAATCTAATGCCTTGGTTTTGTTAAACTCAAATTCAAGCGGTTCGAGTTTTACCATTCCAGTTTGGATATTAAAAATATATTTCTCGTCGTTTGCAACTTCTGTCTTTTGTACGTCTTGTTTAAAGTCAGGCCACTTGATACAATCCTTGATTAAAACTCCATTTACAAAAACAAACTTATGCGATGCGTAATATTTTTCCTGTGCCATGATTATCCTCTGTTCCTAAAAATTTTTACGGCTGTGTATGCTTTGATGTTTAACGACCTTCGAAGCGAATACGGTACCCACTCAACCCAGATGTCAGCATCACCTTGATCGAATTGGGTTGGAGGATTATTAAATCTGTCCGCTCTTGCTCCTGCAACATCGTTCCATTTTAATGTATTTCCGTTTTCATCCGTGTTTCTAAAAGCACCCGTCTCCTCATCAACGCAATAGGGAGAATAATTCCCCTCGTACAAAGGTTTTAAAACTTCGTGCTCAATTCTTAACGCATCTCTTTGCAAAAGTTTAAATTGATTTGGAGTATTTTCAGTTTTTTGCAAGTTTTGTTCGCACGTAAATTTGATCAGTTGATTAATCGCATGGATATGACCATCTCTTACTAACGCATCCTCCGCCGGTGTTCTAAAGTTTCTTAAAACGATCCCATAGCCAGAGACGTTGTTAACAATATTGATTCCGGATGCGTATAACTCAGTCCGAATCGTATCATCCCAGGAATCTTCTTGCCTGACAATTGGCCCACTTACGTAACCAGACATTGCAAAACGTTTTTCCGCGGGTGCCCTATGAATACATCCAGAGTAAATAACTTTAATCCAGTTTCCTAAAACTCCTCCGATAACCGGTATTAATGCGACGGGATCTGATCCATCTCCTACGGGATCAGATACGTATCTCCAACCATATGTTAATAATATTTGCACCCAGCCTTCGCGCTTGATAAAGTCTTGTCCCCAATCTCTGAGAGATTGCCAATCAGATCCAAAATCCTGAATAGACCCAAGATATATCGGATGATCATTCCTGTTTGCACACCAAGTTTCAAACGATTGGTGGACTGTTTTAGATGTGCTTTCACAATTTAGTACTGCAAACGTATTCCCTTGTGTAAAATAAGATTGTAACCCAGTCCAATCGGATACAGATGCGGGTGCGGAGCCATCAGAACCATTTGTTAAAAACAAATATTGTCCGTCCGGAGTTGGTGCCGGGAATTTTTTCCAAAATTGCGCGGTCGAAGATTGATCTACTGCTTTAAATAAAGGGTGCGTCTTGAATATTAAAGGAGCGTAATCCTCTGATTCCGGTTCCATCGATAACCAACGATCATTAAACCCTATTTGTTGTTTAATAATCAACCCTCTATAATCTTTTCTTACCGCCGTGATCTTAAATCCCAACACCTCAACCTTGTCACCTGTGGTAAGTATCGGAAGAGTCGCGTCTGGAATTCCGCTTACAGTTTTTGCATTCTCATCAATTGATAAAATCTTAAACCCATACACATTGTTAGAATGAGTGATTTTAAGAATAGATCCTCTCTTTACATTGACCACTGAACTCAGTGGTAGAGTAGTCGCGGCAATGGTGTTTAAAGGATTTGATCCGATTGATGTAGCACTAATTACTCCATGATCTACTCTCAACCCAGATGAGTTTCCCCAAACGCCATAAGAGTCGTTATCTCTATAGCTATCTTTTAATATTAAAGTCGCTACGGGAGATGTTGCACCATCATTTAACGTGATAGCAGCCTGTGTTGCTCCAGTGCCTTTAAACGATTTTAATTTAAATCGAATTGAGTAAGGTTGCGCCTTACGAATCGCATCATCCAAGATATACCATGAGAGTTTCCCCTGTTGTGCCGTCCCGATTATATAATCGCGGTCTATCTCTCCGTTTAATTCGATTACATTGTCAAAAATTCGTGGGAAGCGTCCGAATGCCTCCACGACATTCATTTCTGACGGAAGCATCTGGTCACCTGATACAGGTTGGCCGGTTGTTGCGTGGATTCCTAGTGTTCTTATATTCGCCATATTCTATTTCCTTAATGCGATAAATTTTCCGGATTCGATTCCGGTTTTAATTGTAGTAGTCTCTAGTAAACTTTCCGGAATCTCGTTATCACCTGGTGATAGATAAAACAATAAACCGTTACCGTATTCGATTTCTACGACTGCACCCGTTAGGTTGCGAAGTGTCTTAACCTTTAACTTGGATTCTGTACTGGAATCGAATTTATTTGATAATTCAGATTCGTTTTTATTTCCGTTTCCCATTCGTTATATACTCCTAATTCTATTTCGCACGGTAGTTGTAGTTCTCCGTCATCTTCTTCGAATTTTATTAAAGCGACTTGACCAAAACTTATGATAACCCTTCTTCCATTTACCCAAATAGGATGGTCATTCCCCTCAAACTGTTGGAATATTTTTGATAAGCGCCCAAGGTTTTCATAATTTTTGTAAAGCCCATGTATTACAGGTTTAAACCGCAAAATTCCTTCCGATCGTCTGATATAATAATTTTCATCCGTATCGCTACAAATGATCTCATCAGACACAAAAGATCTTTCTGGTACTCTTTCGAATTCATATCCCCCATGTAATCCTATACCAGGCCGCACTGATTCAGTCGATACCGGATTCGCTAAGACCGGTATTTTTTGGAATACCTGTGTATTCACGGCGCTTGACTTGATTACCTGGCCATCAAATAAATTGGTAAAAGTCAACTTAAAGTTTTCACCCGTCGTATTTTTTGCGGCGATGTGATGTATCTCTCCGTTAAACTCAATGACAGCATATCTCTCTGCAAAACACAATTCCGCAAACTGAATTGAGCTATCACCCGCTCTTACGGTAGCAGTTCCGACTATTTGCTTTGGTAGCTGACTAACCGATTTTTGGATTAATGGGATCATTGCAGCATATATATCTGCTGGATAATCGTTTGTGTATGCTATAAGATCGGTAATAACAAATTGGATAAGACCGATTGATGTAAACTCAACTCTATCAATGGTTTCGAATGGATTGATAAATCGATATGTTGTATATTTTTGTTGGACCTCAAATATAAAAGTCTTTTTGTTTCCGTTGCTATATAACGTAAACGTCATATTTGGATTTTGATAATAGGCAAGTCCAATTGTAAAAGAAATCCATTTTGATCCATCTAAATGGATTTGATTAAAATCCTTTGTTAAAATTGCACCCGCTGGGAGTTCTGCTTGTATTTGTCCAGGTATATAAGAGGCCCTACATTCTTCGTAATCCACACCTGTGAGTGTATATAGATCATTTGCATTTTGCACCTGGACATTCCAACCAGATGGGTTTTGCATATTATCAATTTGCACTCTCATTTCGTTGGCCGCATTAATTGTTTTAATCTATTTATCATTGCCTTGTTAATCTCTTGGCGTATTTGAGATCTGATATATCGATTATATGCCCGTTGGAATGGCCTACGTGCTGGGATTACAAGTTGCACGGTTGTGTTTTTTAAAAAAATTCCGATGGCGGAAAAATAATTTCTCATCTTTTCGGTTACCGGGATCACCGCACCCCACTCTTGGATTCTCCACACTCGTCTCCACGATATTCTAGAGATTTTTCCAAACTTTGATTTTGATACTGCAAATCCGGAGTTTGGTCTCAGCATAAAAGCTTTTCCGTCGGGTACGATTTCTAATGAGTCCAACATCTTTTTATCTCCTACAAAAGGAGAGGTAGGTTTTGAATTTTGATTTAATGATTTTCTAATATTCAAGGTCATCGGAGATAACTTTGAATATCCTAGATTGTTTTTTCTGACTCCAGATACTACAATCCCTTTGATCGCTTCTAGATGTTCACGCGACCCATCACGAAATATTGCAATTGTCAAATAAGGTAGTTCTTGGAATTTCTTTTTGTATTTTTCGTATTGTTGTTTGTTTTTAAATCCGAGGTCTATATACATAAGATCAAACCTCAAAACATCCGATGACAACGTAACGAAATCCGTTCGCAAGAGTTCCGTAATATTTTACGGTATCCACTTGAAAATATTTTTGGAATGTTCCAAAATTTACATAAATTCTTGATAAACATATATCTGGTGGATTGGCTGATACTTTTTCCACAAAATCCTTTGCGGAAAAATAAAAAATAGCTTGGATTGATTCTGAAAAACCTACTCTGTCCCTTTGTTTTGCTCCTGGACTGAGTTGTATTGGAAAAGATTTTATCTCTACATTTTTTCCACCAGGTCTTTTTACAATATCACCGTTTATCCCTCTAACTATATCCCCTTCTTTAAGGTTTTCGAATATAACGGTTTGGCCTATTGTGTTATTACGAATCGTTTTTTCCGTTCTTCTTTTTGCTATTCTACTAAAATTCATTTTTACGATCCGGAGGTACTTGAGATATAACCAGCCATCAGCCCTATCGCTAGTGATTTGTACGATTTTATATCTTTGCCCACATCCATAGATTGTGAAAACCCGTCTATGGAGAACGTATTAGGCACTTCGTTGCGAGATAGTTCGTCTATCAAAATCGCCGCACTTGCCATATATTCAATTGCTAATAGTAAATCTTTTGGCATGTCAATGTCGTCATATCCAATCGTGCCGTTGATTTGGATTTGAGTATTTTTTGGGAATGTTCGCATTGGCAAATTTGTCCCAACACAAGATGTGGATTTAATTATTAATATTCCACGATTAAGCGCATAATCTTGATCTATATCTGCAACAGACACAGTTGGATAGTATCCCGGTGAATACGTTGGTGTCACCGCTTTGATTGATTCGATTGATCTGTATTTTTTTCTTTGTAATATAATTTTATTTGTGCCTGTAGACGATCTGTATTCCGTAAATTCCTCTACTCTAAACATCGGAATCATTGTAAATGTCTCTGCTTGGCGTATGGCTATATTAATATACGATTCAAGTAAAGTTGAATCGATAGAATAAAATGTGGCTTGGCCCCTTTGCCCATTTTGCTGATATACTTCGGATATGGTTATTGTGTAAGACGACTGATCAACGCTTTCAATAAATCGAAATCCCGAACTTTCGCATTCTGTAATATACACTAAGAGTCCGGGATATATTTTTTCTATCTCCGCATTTGGATCCAACGCAACAACAAATTGGCCATTTAAAGGAGTGATCTCCATGATGTCCGCTGGGAGAATGTTGATTGGTTCCAAAATGTCAAGACCATGTTTATAGAGTCTTGACAATGTTTTAAGAGATAACCTGTCTTTGTTAGTCAGCATCTATTTCATCTTTTTTGAATAAAGTAAAACCAGAACTTGCAAGTTGTTCTGCAATCTTACGGTCGTCGGTTTCTACAATATTTTCTCTGAACTCAATTACCTTATTCCCCTCTGATGTTGATACGCCAACAGCTCCCGTGATCTTGTTGTCGTCCCTAGCACCAGGAATCTTAAAATACCATTTCAAGATTTTTTTTTGAGGAAGATTTACGCTCTCGTCGTAAACGCGCGCATATTCAGACAAATCTTTCCAGCCTTCCCGACGAATGAGATAGTCTAAAACTTCCTTCGTCTGAGGACAAACGACACCGCCATCGATCTCTAACGTTGTTGGGTTTTCGGTATTCGGGTACGGAATAAATACCGTACCCGTTGTTAGGGTTGGATGTTTTGCACGAAATTTATCCTCTCCAAGACGAATGACCTTATTAGATAAATGATTTTTCTGATCCGGTTTACTCATCTCTGGAACGGGATTAGCGAAATCATTTTCCGCGGATTGATCAAGGGTTTCGGTAACTGATTCTACTGGCTCCAACGAGCCAGTAGAAATGTTTGAATTTTTGTTAACGATTTTACCCATTATTTACTCCTAAGATTTTTGATTATCGCAGAAGTTCGATCGAATCGGCCAACAGGAGTCCCGTAAGACACCATTAGAAGTTCTTGATAATCTCCTCTTGGAGTAATTTCTTTTATCGTCGCAAACCCGGCGTCTTTATTTGGAGAGTCATCCAAATATTTGTAAGATCCAAGCCCTTGGTCTTCGTCCAAATCCCAGAACAAAACCGTTTCGGGATTAACCCCTAGATATGCTTTAGGAGGAGTGTCCTCTTGCATTCTTCCGTAAACTCCTTGCGACGGAATTCCAGCAATGTCAGCAGTTATTGTGCGAATATCTACAGATGACGCAAAATCTAAAAAATCACCATTTTCGTTTAGAATTTGACCTGGAGCCACCGCCACTTTTTTGTACGAACCAGCTGCACCAGTGGTTGACGCATAAACGTAATACCAAAGAGCGTTCGCATCTTTGGAAAAAGACAATGTAGCTTTTTGCGTAGTTCCACCATTGTTTAGATTAACGATTATAGGTGCAGACGCCATTGTTTCGCCGACAAACGAAGCGGATTCGTCCAAACGTCTAATCAATTTAGTCACAACAAAGTAAATTGCTCCATTAGAGAGGTATCCTCCAGAGGCACTCGCACTTGCTGCTACGGCTCCCATTGTATCCGCATTTGGATTACTATAACCACCACCCATCAATGTTGTCGAAACAACCGGTAACCCGAGGAGCGTCCTTGGCCATAATCCAATATGCGTGGTAAAAGGGTCGTTGGCACTAGGAGATTGGTCGACCGATTGAGTTAATCTGACTTTATCAAAAGCAAATCCAGCCAAATATCTAGCCATCTCAGGACTCATCACCCAAACTCTTTTATGTCCTTGCCCACCATTACGCATTGATCTAGTGTAAACATCTTCGAAAATATCGATTCCATCTGGAAGCGATGGGTTTCCACCCAAAGATTTATCTATACGATTTGCCTGGATACTTGTATCCAAGGAACTTTCCCACGCTCCGATAGTTCGGTCCGCCGAACTTCCTAGGATTGGATTGTCATACAGAATTCCTAGAGCAAAATCTAAACCGAATGCAGTACTCTCCGCATTCCATTGACGCGTGGCTATATCAATGTAATCTTGGGAGGCTTTTTTACCGAGATCCCAAACGCGGAAACGAGATTTTTTGGCCTTAATAAGAGCTTCGGCACTTTCGAATCTCGAATTCCGAATTTGTCCATCACTCATTTCACCGCCGAACGAACCGGGGTTACGTAAAGCAGCCAATTTTTGATAAACATATTTCGTTGATCCGATAATTCCCTCCGATTTAAACGAAGACGGCACTATAAGTTGATTAATTGGATCAATAAACTGAATTACATTTGTCAGCTTCCTACTAAACGCGGGCGCGACAAGCGATGGGTTATCAGATGCACCTGTCCCCTGTGCAGATTTTATAAGCCGTTGGACTGCATTATTCACATTATTTTTTAGTTCTTCGATCGTCATTACATTGCACCTTTAAAATTTTTTAACTCTTTATTAAAATCTTCTATCGCTAAGGACTTCGTCATCACGCGATCCTTTTCCTTTTCGCCCTGAAACGATTTATTCAAAGCTCCAGCGATGTTCTCGCTACCAAGTTGTGCGCCCTTGCCTTGGGTTTGAGATTTTTTAACCGTTTCCACAATAGGTTTCCCTGATGCCATCTCTGCAAATCCTTCGGCCATTGCCTTCAGCAAGGCATTAGAATCACTTAACGATTTCTTAATGTCTTCTATCTCCGACATAACCGCATAGTTCGGATTCGATGCTTTGCGAATTTCAGAAATCATTTCCGATTTCTTTTTCTCGGTCATCGGAAGTTTTTTGATTTGAGCAATCGCCTTGCTTACATCATTAAGAGATTCAACCTCTGAATCCTCTATAGTCCCGGCATCTTTGTTTGCTTTTTTATTTGCATCCTCATCGTCGTCGGAAGCTTTGTCATCGTCTTCTTTGTTTGCTTTCTGACTCGATCCTTGCATGTTTTGTATAGTAGCAAGAATCGCTTGAAGCGATTGTGCTATTTGATTGAATGTGTCTGCGTTTTGGCCGGAAGGATTTCCTTCGTCACCTGCAGGAGCATCTTTTTCTTCTTGGTCCGTTTCTTCTGTCGAATCGTTTGCCATTTGTTCCCCTGTGGCAGATGTCTCTGCCGATTTTTGATTTTCATCATCGGGAAATTCATAATTATATTTCCCAAATAATTCCACTGTTAGCTGTTTGTATTCATCAAATAGATTTGATATTCTCTCTTTCTTTTGATCCGATGAATCTTTGGATTCTATAATTTTCCTAAATTGATCTCTAAATTCGCTTTCTACATTCCAGTTTTCTTCGTAAAGATCACGAGTCTTTTGACCTTGTATGATTGCGTCTTGTAATTCGCCTTTTTGGATAAATTGTGTAAGTGCTTTTTCGATGGTAAGAAAATCGTTTTGTGGATATGCGCCTTTTGTTATAGCTGCTATTGCATCGAGTTCGATCCAATCTATCACCGCACCGTTTTCTGTTTCTGATACATCCTCTGCTTTCATCAAACCTTGAATCGAAAATTGAGAGATGCGTGTTGGTTTGCTGTAAGCGCCCTCGCCACGAATCATCATCCAAAACTGATTTGCTTTTTCGACGATGGTTTTCGAAAACTCTGGATTGTCTTTGAGGTCGTATTTATCAAATAAACGGAATTGAGTTTTCCACTCTCCATCTGCATCAATAGCAGATTTATCTAATATACCAATTTGATTTTCGATAAGGTTGTCTGTATGTGGATGTACTAGGAGGATTGTTTTGTCTATAGATTGTTGTTGGAAACCTTTTATACATTTTTCGCTCATCGAATCTTTGTGAGCGTCCTTTTTTGGCCCGGAACTTGTGCCGACTAAATATCTTCTCTCTCTTCCCGATGCGTCTTTTTTGATTGTAGTACAATTTGCGATTGGATCACGACGTGGGTGCAACGCTTTCCGCGTTGTTGCTGATGCGGGTAGTATATCAAACTGTATCTTATATACTTGAGGTAATTTATCCGTTGGCATGTAAAATAATTCCCGTTATTTCTCGTGCCGAGGCTAATCAGGAGTGGTTTTAAAATGCAACTAAAATTTTATGTCGTATGAATTTATTTTTAATCCCTCCTCCTAAACACAACTCCTCCAATTTTGACAACTGGTGGAGAGAGTCTTTTGTAAGTGTCGAAAATGTGATCCTTTATATCCCTAGGCTCCGATGAGTTAAGAGTTTTCTTTTTGCGCTTAATTAAATACCGGATCTCACAATTACAGTTAATTACCTCACTTGGCGGCAAGGCATAGTCATGAGGACCGTCTGCATAATGCGTTTTACCGTCTGCACTTTTTACTAAAAATTTTTGATCTAACTCTATAGGCCCATTTTTAGCAAGACCCACATGCGGCCCTCTTGCGTGTTTTGATAACGTCCCATTGTGCACCCATGATTTTAAAATTGTGCACTCGTCATCAAGTTCAGCATTTGCCATCTTCATATATTCTTTCCGTGCGTTGTTTATAACGGATCTTGTTTCTGTAACCGCAATGGCATGTAAATTTTTGGGAATGCCATATGGTGGAGAGTTTTTTGTATAAGCTTCAAAATAATCACGGAGGCCGTTTTCAACTTTGCGCGAAATGTCTTTGCGAACTGCACCGGCCTGTGTCTGTACTGGATTGTCTGTGAGAATATTTTTTATGACCTTGCGAATCTCTTCGCGTCTTGTAATGGACATGAGCTTAGAGTTGTCAGCAGCTTTGATTAAAGTAGACGATCTTTTTAATGCGTAATCAATATCCGGGATCTTGAGTGATTTAGTATCAGTTCCGTTTGGCAAAATCTTTTTTAAATTATTATGCAAACGATCTTGATCCGATTTCAAAACAGATTGCGAAATTTTTTTTTGATTCTCCGCAATCACACGGTGTATCAATTCCTGATAATTACCACCAGACCAATTGTCCTTGTAATTTGTTTTCAACCGTGCCCAATCAATCGCATTTGCACCAACTGCACGTTTTTCCACAATCTGTATAGAGGATGTTTGATTGTCTAAAAACAGTTTATCTAATTCTGCTTCAAATTTTGCAAATGACCAATTTTCCTTGGTTGACGTTCTAAGAATTTTTAAGGCCTCGTCTTGCATCACCAAAAAAATAATCCGAAGTTCCGAAACTAATTTTTTGGTTAGATCAATGAATGCCTTACTCTGTAGTATCGGTTGGTATAATTGTGGCATTCCAATTCCTTTTATACAACCCTGTGATCCGTCTCCAAAGTGCATACATCCGTAACCAAAATGATGCTCTTCGAATGGTCACATAGCTATAATAGTTATTTGGTTTAATGAGGTAATTGCCTACGACTACAAAGAGTTCTCGCTCGTACGGAATAACATAACCATCTGGGATGTAAACGGGATCTGAGGAGCGTTTGAGTTTTAAAGGTATTTCGATCATCTTTTGTTTCCTGCTTCTGTAATTGCTTTCATGAGATCGTTATTGTCCGGAGGTTGTGACACGGGTGTAATTTGATTGTCCTCTGGATTAGATGTAGGATCGATCCCTAATACAAGTTCCCTGATTTCGTTAACCGAAATCGATCCAGAGTCCTTTGCAACTTTTGCTTTTGTGTATTTATCAATGTCCGAATCAACAGACATAAACTTAAAATTCCAATAAATCTCACGGCCCATTAAATCTTTTTTTATCCCCCATCGACTAGGAAGGACCTCAAACGTTAAAACTTCTTCGATTGATTTTGCTATTGGTTTTATGGATTGTCGGTTATAAAGTTCTTGCTGTGCTTCTGCACCCGCTTTTGCAATCATCCCACCTGTGTCCGTTTCTCCCATCTCGTTCTGAGTTGCCCCGAAGACTCTTGCTATAATTTTTTTTATCACCTCTTCTCTTGCCTGATGATCTGCTATAGTATTTTCTTTCGACAAGTTAAAAAGTTTTGCATCTGATCCAGTTTGTTTTAATATTCTAACGGCTTTGTCTTTTTGTTTTTCGTTTAGAATTGCCTCTTGTCTCTCTAGTTCCGCTGAATCCGTTTTTGTAAAATCATCTAGGTTGTCAGTAAGCTCCATCTTTGCATCTACTACAAAGATGACATATTCAGGAGGCTTTTCGCTATTTGCATGATCCGCCATGTAAGCCGCAAAGTTAAAATTCTCTTGGATTTGGTGTATGACTGCATCCAACGGCTTTAACCCGTAAACAACTGCAGAGTTAGGGAGATAGTATGACATTGATAAATCAGTTGGATTAAAAAACTTAGGGATTTGTTGGCCATAACCAGACATGCCATACATCAATTGCGTATAAAACTCAGTTTGTCCTACGATCTCGCTTGGTATAGGATACACAGACCCGCCGGGTAAAACCCAAAGGCCGTCAAAATATTCATTTGGATTTTGGATAGCGGTCCGCCCATGGATAAGCATATCCTGGACATATTGCAAAAGAAAATCCTGGAATCCTTGCACGTTTGCAGTTACAAATTCCCCATCGTCGTTTATCTCAAATCGTTTTGTAATTTGTAACCAGTCCTCAATTTGACTAGCGCTCGAATTAGTTTCTCTCTTGATTCTTCTGGCCCAAAAACGTAGAGCAGAATCAAAATTTGATAAATCTGTTTTTAATTCAAATAATCCTAGATGCTCTCTGATTTTTTTGGCATACATTTCACTTTTTATTTTTGAGTACGGATTCGTATTACAATCATCTAATTGATCATACTTCCACTTTAATTCCTTGAGATCTTCTGCAATCTCATCTTCAATTTTTCGGGATGGAATAATCTTGTAATCCATCCCTGAAACAATTTGAGATCTTTGAGAGACGATCGAAAAAACATTATAATTCAGTTTGTAAATATCTAAGCATTGCCAAGGATCTAGAGTAAACCAGTTGTTTAAAGCACGTACTTTTACGTTTTTCCACGATCCATCTTTTGCCTGTGCTAAACGAGATGAGAATGATTCAGGCGAATAGATTGCCCAGCCTTGCCCAGCTGCAAGCGGCTTATTGCTCTGTTTATTTTTTGATTCCATCTCTTGTCTCTTCGTCTCTGTTCTCTTGACGGTATTTAGTCCATTGAGTGTTTTTATATATTTTTGTGGGCTTAGTGATTATTGTATGTTTTGGGATTCTGTCGGTTTCCGATTTGCTCATAATGTTATTCGATCTGGCTCACCCATCCGTTTGCGATTGTAAAGCCAAATTTTGCGGGCTTGCTGAAAATATACTATTGTATGGTAATAGTGATCATCGCCCGACCCTTCGTCCCAAACGTAACAATTTCGTTTTGAATCATACTTGCGAATTGGTGCCTGAAGCATGGAATAAAATGCTCCATCATCATGTTTGTCTATTCCTGCTGGGAAACGTGCAGACTGGCGTGTTAACCAAGATTTAACAAAATCCATTTCGTATGTTCTGTTAACTGACATTCGTCTTTCCGCCAAATGCACAATCTCTTTAGTTTGTGTTGATGTGTCGTCTTTTGTATAATCTACACTCCACAACCAATTATATTTATGTTTTAATCTTCGTACTAGTTCCAACTCTGGCCCAGCGTCTATTCCTCCGCAACGTACATTGTATTGTGCGATGACATCGTGTAACCCCTCTTCTGATCGTGTCCATCCTGCACAAACTAAATCCCAGCGTTCGGTTTCAAAATTTTGAAACCATATCGTATAGTGTATCTTTGATCCTGGGTCTATACCAATAAGGCACGATTCTCTTTGTATGCTAGGAAATCTGTACGTTGGGTCAATGTTTGAGTTTAAAATCCCTTCTGTGACTTGTGTCCCTTCGATTGTATGTGTTAAACCGAAGTCGCCATTATACACCCGTTGCATTGTATCAGGATCTGTTAGGCCCTCTTGATAACGCTCAACGATTTCGGCCATTGACACCTGGGTGGAAAACAGTTTTGATATGTGATAGCCAAGGATGTTTCCAGTTGCCGTTGGTATCCAATAACCATTTGCCTTACGATCAAAAGGACGATTGCATTTGTCACAAATTAACCTCGGTTCTTTTCCCCACTCCCAATCTTTATCAATCGGGATACCAGACTCCTTATGAAGCAAATGCCGAAATGGATCTGGGTGTATTTCGTGTCCACATCCATGTTTGATTGTCCAAAGTCTCTTATCAGAATATTTATGTTTTGTTGATATTCCACGGCCGTTGTGTGTAGGGTTGCCTATCCATCTTTGGATTCGGTATTCTGAGTTTGATAAACGTTCAGCAGCCATGTTTATGTTTTTCTGGTCACATGTATCCATCTCCTCGATTGTCACAACGTCTGAAGTAACCGACGTAAATCCAGATTCGGAATTAGAACCTATGAATACCATATTGGTCCCTGCATAGATTTTCATGTATTTGTTATCTGTGATTTTTGATTCTGATTTTTTGATCTTATCTTGATAGTACGGAACGTAAGAGATTGATTTCTCAAGTTTGCCGGAAAGAAATTTATTTCGGTCTGGTTCTGTCGGGAATACTGTAAATTGTGCGAGTCCAAATTCGGCCATTGCCAATTGAGTGACAATGTCCCACTCCGTAATCCCGCATTGAGTTGATTTTATGATTGCGACATTCTTATCCCAGGCGTAGTTATAGAGTTCCCACAAAAAACTACCGGGATCAATTATTAGTTTTTTATTTCGTTCATTTCGGTGGACTGTCTTCGCCAACATCATTGCTGGTGACAGTTTCCCGCTTACCTGGTAACTCAATCAATCCCTCTCTCGCTAGTTGCTTCAGATCTATACCAGTACTCACATCGATTTTTTGCGGTTCGTAGACTCCTGTTATTTTGCAAAATATATCAAGATACCTCGGGCCTGCATTTGCGGCCTTAACGTTAGACATCGCTCGATTGTATCCAACCGTAGCCATGTGTATCGCTCTCGCTACATTGCTCTCTCTATCTTTATCTGTAATGTTACGTATATTTTTAAGTGCGCTTGCTTTGTATTTTTTGCTCTGACGGGCGTTTATATTAAAATTCTCGGCACAATAATGCACTATATCCTTTTCCAGGCCCGCAAGTAGCATACTTTCGATGATTTTGATCCTACGTTCTACCTCTATGCGTGTTGACTTATATCCTCCTGATTTTGTTCTTTTGATCTTATCGTTCCCCTTGGGCGCTGGACCTTGTTTTAGATTTTTGTTAGACTTTTTTCTGGAATTCATGCTGAAATCCTCTCATCGTCTAAATACCACTCTACGATTTTTAAAGCCTGCTCTTCTCCCTGTGCGAATCGTGCGCAATAATTTCGTTTTCCTAAACGTTTGTGCATTACATCTCTGCATGATAATTCATGTGTTGTGAATAATGTACTGTGACCTGATCTAAATATTCTTTGGTCTTTTAAAACAATAGAGAGAATAAGCGCGCCAAATCCTCTCCGTTGTTCCAAGATCATTAAGACATCTGGATTTTTTTGCTTTGCTGCTTTTGCCCAAAAATACAAATATCCCTTTGATTTTAATAAATCGAAAAGAGTATGTAGTTTTTTATTATTCATAACCCTTTCTTTTTTAATTATTCACCAAAGAAATCCCCAGTGAATTGCTCATTCGTCTCTTCATTCACTGGAGTTGGATTTTGGTTTACCTTCTTAGGTCTGGGAGTTTGTTTTTTAGGTGCTGCTTTTTTTTTCGGAACAGCTTTCTTTGAAACAGCTTTATGTGGTGTAGCTTTCTTTTTCGGCCTAGCAGCAGTAGTTTTCTTTTTTGGAATAGCTTTTTTCTTAGGTGCTGAATTCTGTTTTTTATTACCAAAGCTAAACAGTTTTAAAAATCTATCTAATAGATTTGGATTCTTTCTTTTAGGGTTTGATCTTGAAAGTTTCTTCGGTTGCTTACCAATTCCAGACGATACATTCCAAATTCTTTGGAACTGTAATTTGTATTGTTTCCCCGCAACAACCAATACTAAGAATGGAGTGATGACTAACCATGCTATGGTTTCTAATGTTTTTATTGTGATATTCATTGTTTCCTCTAAATGTAAATGATTTTTATTTTCGCTTATGATAACGTTTATATTTATTCAACTCTATTTTATATTGCGTTGTTTTTTTGTTAAAACTCTATCAATCATTCAATCATTTCTAAAACTTTATCCACTTCTTCGTGAATTCTATATGACAGTTCTCTTCTTTCTGTACGAGTCAGTAATGTGATTTCTGGGTATTTCGCAACGCGCCATATTGCATCTCGATAAAATATTCCTTTGACCAAAGGTTGATTATTATAACAACTGCTAACTACAAACGATGCTTGTGGCCCAATTGGATAATAATAATCTATCTCGATTAGTACAGACTTCTCACTTGCAAATGTATGCAATATACGTTTTGTATAATGTGCCTCTGGTCTCGTCTTGACATCACTCATGATTTTGTCCATCGTCTCCAAAAAACCTATCCACAAACCACCGCATCGGTAACCAAACAAAGACATAGATCATAGCGTATCCGACGGCCGTACCAGCTACCGTATACATCAATATGAGTTTGATGATGTCTTCGTTAGTCATTTTTAAATTATTTGATCTCCCAGTTTTATTAACTTACGTAATTCCGTAGAATAATATTCTTTTTCCCATTGATCCCTTCGGCCTCCTCTTCCAGGTGCTCCGCCTATTCGATCTACTCGTAATATATCACGATCCCATCTTCCACCACCTAACATTGCATAATTTGGGTGTACTGGTAAATCGTTCTGAATCAAATATGCAAAAACATCATTAGATGTCCAATTACTTAAAGGTGCACATGTATTCTTTGAAATTAATCCAAATTTCTTTTTTCGTATCGTTCTCACTAAACTTTCATTTGCTCTAATTCCAGATACGTATCTTGTAGTTTTTGCAATTCTACAGCACTCTTTCCAAGCAGCTTTGTAATTAATTTTATTGGTATTAATATCTACATTATAATCTCCTAATACCTCTTTGTAATCACAAAGATGTCTTGATAAAAATTGATCTCTTACCATATAAGTATAAGGATTGTCAGCAACTCCACGCGTCATGTGTAATACTGTCGGATTTAAGTTTAAAGACAAAACAAGATGTAAAGCAACGATCGAATCTTTACCCCAAGAGACACTTACGTAAAATGGTTGATTCGAAAATTCCTGAATCGACTCTATAGCCTGATCGATTTTCCATTTTGGAATAGTATGTAATTTGTCTATTTCAACATACTCATTCCAAAACTCTAAATCTTGAGGAGTATGTCGATCGCAAGAAATCAGCATGGTATTGCAATGTCCCTAAAATTCTGAGGGTGCCAATACGGATCTTTCCAGCCGCCGAAGCTTTTTCTAAAACCGGTCAAGTTGTGTTTAATTGCATCTTCTAACGGAATTGTTTTCATAAGGATTTTCTCGCCAGAATCGTTTTTTATAAAAATATCGGCCTGAAAATCTACATAATCATAACGCCATTCTGTTACCTTACCATAACCAACTGATCTTTTATGCCCAATGGAAGTTATCTTCTTGAGTAAATTACGTACCCCATGTCTATCTCCATACAAAAACCATTTAACTGACTCGATGTTGCGAATGACCTCCGGCGCTCTCCTCGCTTTATAAGGACCAGACGTTGTCATTATTGATTTACGTTGAGATGTTGATAATAACAACGCATCATCCGATTGGAATTTTTTTTGTAAGTGTTCTACCCATTCTGATTTTGGTTTAGGAACGATTGGGTTACTTACACAATAAGTAAAATCATTAACACCAATTTTAAATTTAGAGATCGGAAGTCCGCCAACGTTTACTTGTTCAAGAGGTTCGCTTCTAGAAACTTTGTAAGCGAGTCCCATTCTTTTGGTTAACTCATACATTAGTAGTGAGTCAAGCATTGGAGGCTCTCCACAAAGTGGAGAGCCTAACTCGGCCGTAATGATTAAATTTCTAAAACTCATTTTTTTGATTTTCCTGTCGGCTCTGGTTTCGACTGAAACGTGTTATACAACCATGCTATCGCATCATCTTTGACAGTATCAACATGATTGAGATATTGCTGTCGCGCATCATCAAGATCAACATAAGGATTTATATTAACAGAAGTCTTAAGCCTTCCGTGTCCTATCCTCGATTGGCCTCCTATTGTCCCTGCTGCTTCTTGCCATCTAATCAATGCGTCATAAACGGCTCCGACCTCTAAAATACATACATTGTTTAAAACAATATCATGCAAAAATACAGAGTTGGTAACAATAGATTGTCCATTATAAATCATTAAATTAGATTCGTTATTATCTAAGATCTGTTTATCTAAAAACTTATCGGCATCTTTTTGCTTTGTTGCATCTGCTCTCGTGTATTGATATTGAGAGACAAATGATTCTGCACCCATCAACACTGTATCAATCTGATCGAAATCCTTTGGTAAAGTTTTATTTATCATTGCTCTATTTTCTTCACAAAGTAACACCCCTCTACCAACATTAATCGATCCGGAAAGAATTTGGTTTTTAAGACTACCTCCAAGTGCACGGTAAAGCGGAAAAAGATATTGCATATCTGCAATTGTCTTTAAGTTATCTGTAACTGATCCCTCCGTCAAACTCCCACCCGTAAGCAAAAAATTAAGTATATCTGGAGTAAGTTTACCTGCTAAATCATATCTATTAATTAAATATTTTGCACCTGGCTCCCTAATTGCTCTGTGTCTAATCGCGTTACCTGATAAGTATGGCACGTTAATAACACCATTTTCTGTAAAAATCTTTTCCCTTGCGATTAAAGCTTCATTGCCTGATATTCCCATCATGTGAGTGATTTGAGATCCAGCCTCTGAAAATAAAAATAATCTATAGTTGTCCAATGAGTTACTCATAATTCAATTTTTCCTTCTTTGTATTCATTCCATCTTTTACGAGCATGTACAATCAGAATAAAATGATGCTTGGAAATATAAGATAAAAATTCTTTTCTCCAAACATCGTTCCTAGATGCAATCATATCCAGGAAAGAACTTAATGCATCAGAAGCCGCGACTCTTGCCGGATCTGATTTAATAAAATCTAATGCACAGTTTACAAAAGCATCAAGATCACTACCCGATTTTGCTATTGCAGTTACTAACGCATTATTGATCCGTTCCCATAACGTCATTCGATCCAATTCATCGCCAAACAAAGACGCAAATATAGAACAAAGACGAACCGCTTCTTCTTTTAAATTCTGTTTATCAGTTTCGTTAATTCTTTTCATTTGATCAGTAAACCCGGCTATCTTTCGACGGAATTCTTCCGGTGTTAATTTATCGATTGTTTGTGTACTCATTGCTGCAATCCTCCTTATTTGGTGCGAGCCAAAGTGCTAGTTTTGTTAAAGCGTCATCCTTAACGGACAAAAATTCCTCTAAATACTTTTCTCCAATTTTTCCGTGATATTCGATCACGGATATAGCCAAGTTAACTGATACAAAATCAGAAATAGCGGGTTTGCCTGTTGCTGCAATTATAGGTTTTAACATTTCTATTCGTTCGCGTAAAACATTAGACCTTACTAATATAACTTGATCCTCGAGGGTGACTGGGAATATATCTTTAGAATAAGCGATTTTGGAACGAAATATAAGATGCTTTTGTCCTGAATCAGCTAAAACGATTAAAAAGGGTGGGTTTGGTGGATTGAGAATTACTTCACGCAATTCTTTGATATGCTTTTTAGTTGCTGCAATTTTTGAATTCTCTGTTATAATCCATGAATATTGTCTTACTCTTTGAGTATCTCTTATTTCATCATCCATCAGCTGGACTGTTATCTTTTCTGCAAATGACGCAACGCAACCGCCGCACACATACATTGATGCTGGTTGTGCTACTATATCACGGTTCGTGAATGTTTTTTTAACATATTCTTTTACGGAAAAATTTTGATTACAACTTGATCCGCAATAATAGCATTTATAATCTCCTGATCTATATAACGTTTTATCAAAAAATATAGTGGGTGAATTTACATTTATCAATTTCTTTTCCTAATTAGCATACAGATTCTGCATTTTGTATTGGAGGTTTTTTGCTTTTGGTACCCGTAAGATTGATTTTTCCCGGAATTTTAATTGATTCCAAGGGTATATCTATACCGATCTTTCTTAATTTTATTTTAATAAGTCTACGCAATTCATCTTTTGTTAATCCAGGATCAATTTCTCTAAGTATTTCTTTCAAAATATCGCCAGAAAATTCCGCGTGCACTGCTAATAATTGCTTTCGTAAACCGCTATCTTTAGTGGGCTCTAAATCAGTTTTTACACTCATCTTAACTCCTTCTATCGTCCATTTCGTTTTTCCTCTCCATTCATTTTCTTAACCTGATTGAAACGCTTATCCAAACTCCTAATAAACCAAATTCGAAATGCAAGCGTTTGAGTGTGATTTCGGTGTAAGCAAAATAATATAAATTTAATATAATTAAGTGTTTAGTACCTAAAGAGGTATAGCTATAGGAGTGATCTAAGTAAACTGCTATAAATGAGACTAATGGATTCCCTATCAAACAAATAGAATCATTTAGCTTTAACCAAATGAGCCTCTTATGTAAAAATTTTATCATTGATGAACCAAACATCATTTTAACTCCTTATTGTCTGGGTCAATGGCCGGGTATAACATGTATTTATGTATTTCCATTTTGTTTTCCTTTTGGATTTTGGGTCTGCATATCTCTATAGGCCATCGCGCCCTCAACGAAAATCGGAAAGAAAATCAGACGCATTTCACTTTCGATCGGAAGGCTATGGAATGCTAATTCCAAGTTATTGAGTTCTTCATTCGAAAAATCTGATATGATTTTAAGATCATCTCTAAGACATTCCATTTGCATTTCAAAATTTTCTTCATTGCAATAATTCATTTTTGTTTTTCCTCTGTGATTTTTATATGAGCGTCGATGAGGGCGGTGACAAAAGGACGATTAGGTATTATTATTTTTGGTTCATCGGAATCCGTTAGCTCATAAACGAAAATTAAACCATCTCGAAGTGGAAATATCGACCAGCCCATATCTCCGATCATCGGAAATACTGCTTCACAGATAGGACCGACCCATTCGGGGAGAGATTCGAAATCTGGAAGTTTCTCCACCGTCACTGCTCTGGGCACTCTAGGCATTGATATTATTCTTCCGTTATCATCATATGCCCAATTTGACATAATATAAAATCCTGTTTCGCTATTATGTTTGCGTAGGAATTTCCATTTCAAAATCTTCTTAGCGACATACTCGCGTCGTTCTTGTGAGTTCAGCATGGTTCTACCTGGGAAATTTCAAGAATAATTATGGGATTACCTTCCGTTTCAACAACGACTCTAAATTTACCATTAGCTGTGCTTGAAAGAATATAGCCGATTTCACCTCGATATCGACTTCCATTTTTATCGACTCTAACACGAGCGGGGGTTGCAGTTTTTATAATATCTTCGAAATAACTCATTGAGTTCTTCTCCTATTTAATTATCTTTGTAAACTTTCCACAGTGTTCGCACTTTAATTTATTTTGATTTTCGAATTTTTGATTTAGATCGTTTATTATATCCGTTAAACGTTTCGCTCTCCATTCTTTGACCTGTTCTTGATTTACAAGACGAGTCATAAACCAAATTGGATCTAAATCCTCTTCACAGGTTTGGCATTCAAGATACGGAGATCCTTCGACAATGTAAGCAGAGTCATGATTGCATTCACTTTTTTTGATGGATTTTTTAACCGACCATGTCCCAAGTTCTCTAAAATCAATAACATTATCATTTTCTAATTTGTCCATGCTATTTTCCTAATATTCGTTATCACACAAACAACCTTGGTTCATTTCCCGCCGAAGCCATCAACGAAAGTGTCGTGTTTGAGAATTCTCCCGCTCAAGAATCCCGATCATCTCTGTAATTTCGTGCAAGGAAGGCTCGTCTCCCCCTAATTTTTCAGGGATCGATTTTCTCCTGCTTGTTTTTGGCGCTTTCGATTTATTGTATGAATCGGAAGAGTTTGGCTTTGTAATTGGCATGGGCTGAACCCAGTGATCTTTAACATAATCAATTTTCATATCGTTATTACCCCTTCCTATCCTTCAAAATTTTACTTAAGGCAAATGTATATGCAATTTCGCTTAACAATACAATCACAAATGCAATTCCATAGTCTGGATCTAAACCTAGGGCAAATCTCCAGTTTAAACATGCCGTAATATAGCTAATGACAAGTCTTACTAACGTAAGTTTAATTATTTTCATTTCTTGTTCCTTTGCTCCATCCCCGCGTTACGAAGCGCGACGTATAGGATGTCCCAAACGCCGCGGAGTTTTCGGTGAATCCGTTCAGCCTTACTCGATTTCCAAACTTTCTTCGGATTAAAATTTTCACTCTGCATAAACTTTGCGTCATACGAACCGTATGCGCCTTTTGTTTCTAAAGTTGTTTTACCATCGTTTGCAATGTAAGCGCGAGAGTGCTCTCGTTTTTTCGATTCATCTCCGCCCGGCCAAATTTCAATTTTTACAACTAACATACTATCCCGCGTTCGGTAAAAAATATCCTACAATCTCACTGCTCTCTTTATCCGTTCTCAAACCGTGGAGCGGACAATACCTAACTCCATTCGTCTCTATAAACTCGGTCCCATAATGCGGACATTTCCCACCATGACATTTTTTTCCCAAAAATCCCTTTGCCCAGGTTTGATATTTTTCGAATTCCGCCGGACGATTGGATGGATTGGGTCCTAGAATACCACTGACATCTGATCGACAAAGTTTATGCTTAAAGACAATCCTTCGGAAATAAAACGGCTTTTCGAAAATAATATTTTTTTTGTCCACCCAGATTGGTTTGTTTGTAAATCCAGATTGAATGTAAAATTGTTGATTAAGCAAGTTTGATGTGAATCTCGCATCAACATGATAGTGGTTCGGACTCGCTCCAAACTGTGGATCGGAATGCTCAGGGCCATTTACCGGAACAAAAAATCTTTTGTCTTTATATCCTATTAATTCTGCACAAGGGACTTTATAATATTTTCCGATTTCGTAATTCATTCACTTTTCCTAATGTTATTCAAAAAAATCCTTCTCCCATTGGTCCCATACAACGCGGGCAATCGTATGCTCTACCCGCTGTCTCGCAACCACAACACATGCAAAAATAATAATCTGGTTCTTGCATGTGGTCTTCTTCATTTTCAAAGTTATCGTCTTCTTTCAACATTTCCACCTGATCGTTAATATGATTAAAAACTATTTGTAAAGTCGGGAATTCCTTTAATAGTGACGATTTTATTTTCTCACAGAAACAGGCGTCAAAGAAGGAATTAGTTGAATATTCTGTTCTATTTTTAATATTAAATTTTGTTAATTCATGATTTAGATACCTTTCGAATAATGTAAATTCTCGTTGCGACCTGCATGGGATGCATTCTTGATCTACGAAATCCAACGAATCCTCAATGCTATATTGATTCTTGCAGGCCTTGCAGCGAAAGTGTCCTTGTAAACTCAATTCATCTTGAAAATAGAAATTAACAGGATTATCAAAATTATTTTTATCTAATATCACTCCTACTCTCACGATTCTACTATGTCTTTCGAATGAACTTACGATGCCTTCGCCATGCGGTGTGTTTATTTTATCTCCAATCTTCCAGGACATTCAATACCTTCCACTTCCAAACACTAATAACGCCGCATCACGGGCGTGTTCGGACGTCCTCTTAATCCAACCTGTAAGAATTTTAAATTCCGCGGCTGTGATTTTTGTCAATCCACGCTTCGGGTGATCAAGACGATATGGGATTCCGTTTCTGTTGCAAAACTCTACCCATATCGTGCAATCGCGCTTAACGCTTCCGGCTCCCATCCGTTTTGCGTCAGAGTCTTTACCATACCACTTCCGTTTTCGTGCGTCCTCAATGATCAAGCAGAGGGATTTGTCTTTTTCGAAACATGCCTTGACCTCGTCTTGCGCCTTTAAAACAGAATACGTCATAACACGCGTTAGTTGTTTTAAATCTTGATTCCAAATTGCAAAACCAGTTTTGGTTCCTGGATCAATTCCGATCAAAAGTCTTTCGGTCAATGGTTCGAACTGAGATTTTTCGAATCGCTCAGATTTATTAATTCGTTTATTCATTGCACGTTTTCTAGATTGGCACATGTATTACATAATCCATAGTAATTAATCTGATGTTCTTTGATTCCGAACGGATAGAGTTCACACGAATCGCAAGCATTTTCTCCAAGGTACCTCCATCCAAGTTCTCGCAAAACAGGAGCGATCGTATTATAATTAATTAAATAAATTCCTCCGCGAGTAGTTAGATCACACTCACCAATTATATCGAATAATTGTTTTGATTGTTCTGGAGGAATTTGCTTTAGGTCTACCATGTCCTCATTCTCATGATAATGCCAGTTGCTAGCTCCGTGAGATCTATAATACAATCGCTTGGCCCTCAGTTGAGTTTTCGCAAAAACGATCTCACAATTATTGTCCTCATCGCCGCCACCAGCAATTTTCTTATTTATAAAAACTTCATATATGTTCATTGGCGTCTTGTCTCTTTTAAAGTTGAATTATTTTTTCTTTCGGTGCTCACCCGATGTCTCCTGTGTCTGCAAACTTGCGTAAAATATCCGCAAGCCTTCCTGCGGCTGGCCGCGTTAGACGCATTCTGTCTGCACACTCTATTCCGCACCAGATCGTTTGTGTATTCCCGATCGGGTCCGCTTCGGTAACAGAGCAAAGCCTGTCTTTTACGTCGCGGAACTTCGCTACGAAATTCCCTCGTTGATTTTTTGCGACAACCATCTGATCTATGCAACCTCCCTACTCTGTTTATTTTTTCGCATGTTATCAATCACTTCGCTTAACAAAGTTCCGGAATCGTTATCTTCGATTGCCGTCTGCTTGTAATCATGACCAACGCCTAACACGTTGCCAACGTAGACGCGTTCCGGCTTACCTTTCAGCCGCTTGAATTGCGTTGTAAATTCCTCTGTCGTCACCCATCGACGTTTATTGTCCGAATAACGGGTTACCTGATAACAGCCCTCTTGTTCTGCTGTCTGCTCAAGACAACGCGATGCAAAACACAAGTCTCCTGTCTTGCGAGATTCAACCAAATAAAATCTCTCTCCCGTAAAAACCGTCCTGTCCTCAACACGCACGTTAGTCGGGACAGTAGGTTTTTCTTTGGCCAGCTTTACGCCCTCGTCAAATGCGGATAGAAACTGATCAAGTGTGACTTCGATTTGCTGTTTCACAAATTACGCCGCGTCGTTACGATTGAATAGTAGTGGCTGCTCCGCCACCTTAGCAACCTGAACAAGATTCCCATCTCTAATCACTCTGTTTGCATGATCTTTAAAATTCTCGATTCTTGCGAAGAACGTTTCTGTGATTTTCAATTCTTTCATCCGATGCTTCTCAAAACGTTTTGGTGTTTTGATTTTCCACGCATCTCCACTCTCTGCTAATTTTTTGATAGCTTCAATTTGGACCTGTAACCCGTTTTTAAGAGAATACGAAAAGATCACCTGTGTGGGCTGAATTAAGAAAACATCTTCCGGATCCAGATCCATTTCGCAAATTTCGTTCACATCTGCTTTGAATGCGTTAAACGCTGTTATAAATTTCTCGTCCGAAATTTCTAGTTCTGGGAGAGCAAATGCGCGCCTAGAATAATTGTCTCGAAAGCGCAATTCCATTCCCTCTTCTTTGATTGCAAAGTTCACAACTTCGTATTGTCGTAATAATTTATTTTGACTCATTGTTCTGACCTCTTAAAATCACTCGCTCTCGTTTCATTTTTTCGCTGATCTCAGTAACGAGGTCTAACGTTGCACCACGGTTTTTAAAAATCTCTACCGTCCGTTCAATCCGATACCCCGCATTCAGGTGCCAGCGAATTGACGCTCCCAATTGGTCATTGTTTACAGTCTTAATTTTTGTTACCATTATGATGCTCTCGGAAGTTTAGGATACTCTTCATTTACAAATTTATTATATAATACTTTTATATTATCAGGTATATCCTCTATAGATCTTTCTCCAGAGTTCACAGAATCTATTATCCTTACGGTTGTAGGAGACAAATATTTCTTTGACCAGTCTGTAAAAGTTTGGAATACGTCTTTTTTAAATTCGTTGTTTTTTGCAGTACTCATGTTCATAACCTCAGTCAGTTCTTGTTTTTCATTTTCGCTTTTTGTCGTTTGTATAAGTTCTTTATTATTCTTTTCTAGTTCTTTATATAGAGTCGCATCCCCTGGAGCGCGGATCAGTATCGCGTCCTTAGAACGCGGATCAGTATCGCATTTCTTGGATGCCTTTATCTCAGTTCCGCATTGCTTTGCAGTTTTAGTTTTTGATGGTTCGTTCGTCAGTATAAGAGATATTTGGCTTCGTGGTACTGGAGCAGCGTCATACGAATGTTCCGGCTGAAACAAAAGGTCTGTTGGCGTTGTCGCTTTATATGTGTTGGGTTTAGAATATCCCGAACGCTTTACCTCGAGCCAGTCCCATCTTTTAAGATCTTGAATAATCTGAGACGCACGACGCGGTTTAATTTCTTTACATACTTTACCTTGCCATACGAATCCATTGACGCGTTTTAGTATCATTTCGATTGTTCCAGTCCAAGAGTCCATTCCACCTTGATACGACAGTATCGCGTTGTAGACGCGCATATGGCTTTGAGGCAAAAACGCCGCTGCACATATAGGTGTTTTACTAAAATATACATGTTTAATTAAAGTCGGATTAATATTAACAGTATCGCGTTGTAATACAGCATTACTCATACAACACACTCTGTCTTAGATGAGGGCGGAGCTATGTAGAGAGTCTTGTCTAAATAACTATCAAAGTCCTCCAGGCTATCTGTTACAAAACTCTTTGTGCCGTTTCTCTCGATTATAATATGATCACCAATTTTAACAACTAAAGAGTATTTAAATTTGCCATAAAGCACTGTCGAGATTACTGCATAATGCCATTCGTTATCTCTCACTTTTCTAAAATTATGTTTTTTTAATATGTTGTCTATGTGCTCGTTTTGTGTATCCACAACCATATAATTAATTCCTTCCTCTCACTGTCCTTTATGTCGCTTTGATGGGTCCAAAAAAGAGACCACCTTTGTATTTTTAGCTTCAGTTGAGTTTGCAGCTTTTAAAGCCGCATCTTCTTTTACCATTCTGAACTTATTTATTAATACAATGCCGAGACAAGTAAATGGGATGCAAAAGTATATAAATAGTATTATTAAATTGTATAAGTTAATTGTGCCCATGTGTGATTCCTCTCAATTTGATAAAAAGCCGCGCACGGTCGGCTACAACTATGGAGATACCCCTATCTCTGCCGTGCCAGAGATGACTCTATTTAATTTGCAAATTCTGACTTAGAACTAACCGAACCCCAGGAAAAACAATCCCGGCCTTGATCGCTTCTTTTAATTCTTTCTTCTTAGGAGTATATTCAATATACGTAAACTCTTCGCCAAGCTTATAGAGAATATCGTGGTCTTGTAGATCGACCTCTATACTTTCCGACTTTCGCCAGGAGAGCGTAACACGATCGTCACCGAGTTTCTCACCCTTTTTTAAGTTTGCATTGATAAAGCTGAACAGGCTTTTTGCTCTGTTCTCAATCGTTTGCCTTCGTGACTTGAGAACGTCCTCTTGCGTTTTAAGAGCAACGGTTTCGAGGATTAATGCTCGATACAGACATGCGAGATTGAGAAGCTTTTTATCTTTAGCCTCAACGATCTCATTTAGTTTTTTTTCAAGGACCTCATCTACAATTTCGCCCGTATCCGGGTCCATTGCAGAGTAAAGAGTTTTGTAATATAGATCGTCTAGTTCGAATAGTTTAAATGTTGTTAATGCGTTCATCAGAATGCATCCTCCTCGTCTGTTTCTTCGGTATGTCCAAGCGCGCCTAACGCTCTGTCAAATTGAGTTAAGCCGTCTTGATAGAGCGCGACTTTGTTCGCTTTGCTAAATTCTTGATATAACCCCTTCCAAAGGTTTCTGCAGTTAGTAAGTTTTTTAATTGCATCTTTCTGATTTATATTCTCATCCTCCAGAACTCCTTCAATCCACGCCTTTGTGTCCGCAAGTTTGTCTTCTAGGGATTTGTTTTCCTTTTTTGGAGTAGGGTTCTCTTGCTGTGCTTGATTTGCAGGAGGAGCTTCTTTCCCGGAACTCGGGGGAGTTTTTTGATTTTGTTGTTTATTGCTTTTGGAGCCATTCAGGTTTTGGGCATCATCGTCTTCGTCCGCCTGAATTCCAAGTATCCCACAATATGCGTATCTCCTAATATACGTCAAAGCAGATCCCAACTGTTGCATATTAGAGTACTTATCTATTGCAATTTCGGATCTCAGGAATTGCCCTGATTCGTGCATCAGTATAGTGGTTACTAAATTCCCGGTATGACCTCCGGTAACAACCTGAGACACAGCCAAACCCGATTTTTGTAAGACCGATCTTACAGCGGTTATAATGTCCGCAAGGTCGGCGTACTTGTACGAATAGGATGGTTTGCCCTCACGCGAATTGACCATTACCGTTTTTGATTTCGGAATATCCGGAAACTCGCCTTGAGCATTCGACAACGCTTTTGCGATTTCGTTGATTTGTTCTGAATGTATTGCTGTCGTCATCACGCCACCTCATCCACTCTGTAAGATTTTTTGATGTCCTCAACGACAGCAGCCATCGCGTCTGTCTCAGCGCGGAGCGTTAGCAATATCGCATCACGCTCCACAACCTGCTGACTGAGGTATTTGATTGTTTGTCTGTAACGCACAAACAATGCGCGCAAACGTGCACGAGACTCTTTTACGTTGTGCTTTTGCTTTTCGGCAAAGCGCATAATGTCATCAAGCGAGTCGTCTATGAGTTTGTTATCCTCTTCGTCCAGCAGGGTCCGTGTGATCTCGTGCCCAGCTATCCAGTTGCGGACTGATTGCACGTCTTGAGATAACTGGACGATGCTACGGAGATCATCCATTTGGTGATCCGTGTCGTGATTGTGGTCGGGGTTCATGCCACACCTCCTAAGTTGTCAGAGGTGCGAATATCTATAAATTCTATAGAATTGTCAAGAATTAAATCTATAGAATTTATAGTTTTTGTATTGTTTCGGCAAGAGTTAAAATTATTTCCATTCCTGGAGGAAACCCGCTTTGATTTAATAGGTTTGAGATTTTGGCATTTGGAATCCCGCTTTGGCGTGAAAGAAGAATCGTGTTCCCACGTTTTGCTTTTGCAAACTCTCGAATATATTCTATTAATGCTTCGCGGTGTTCTTGCTCCGAATCCACACACTTCCGTCTGTGTTCGATAATTTGTTTTATCGTCTCTTTTCTGGACATGGCTCTCATCCATTATCGGATTCGATCCGATTTTTCTCAAGGTATTCATACCGCCTCCTTGGCGGCAAGCCTGGGAGTTATTGCAGCGCATTGCATAAAAAATGCAATTGTCGCAAGGTTAAATCCCTCGTTTCGCAAAATCGCAACCAGCTCTTTGTAGTTGGGTTTGTATCCGTTACGGATCTCAAAACATTCCAGCGCAATTCGGGCGCGGTCTGATAGGTGGTAGTGTGGGGTCATAGGTATCTCCTAAAATTTTTGATTGACCGCAAACAAAAGAGGAGATAAAAAACGTTTAGGTGTTAAACGTAAGTTTACCTCGGAGCCCGGCGCCAACCGGGCTTTTTTATTTTTGGTCGGGTAGTTGTGGTGATTGATATATACTAAATTAGTATAATTGTCAAGAATAAAATATACTATTGTAGTACATTTTTTATTGTTTGAGATAGGATTATAAGAGCTTCCGTGCCAAGAGGGTTTCCTGTTTTGTTCAGAAGGTTGGATATTTTGGATTGAGGAATTCCGCTTTCTCTCGCAAGGCGTATTTGATTGCCTCGCTTCGCTTCTACAAATTCCCGAATATATTCTATCATAAGCGTACGATCTGATTCGCTTGTATCCAAACAGTGCTGTCGGCGTTTTATTACCTGATCGATCGTTTCTTTCTGTTCGGCCATCTCTTAAATCCATTTTCGTCATATCCCGTAAATCTCTCAAGTTCTAACTTCTTTCTCTCTTACTTCCAGTGGCCGGAACCAGTCGATCATCATACGCAAGTAGAGGCACTGTAGTTGCGCCATCAGCCCGTTCACCCTGTGCGGTTGTCCGTCTACGTCGTATTGCCAAAAGTATTCCCTCTCGTTCTCTCTGTTCTGCGAATTTTCCATTCTCGTCTCCGTGTTCTGGGAACTCACGGAAGCGTTTTATGTTTTTGTAATATTATTAACTTGCTTTGCGAAATCTCGCCTTCCCAGGATTGCGGCCATGTTCGATTCCAAGTTCAGCGAGGTAGGCAAGGATTGAGGGATTCGAAGTACGTCCGGATAGCGTATCGCATACAGTAGAGTACGAAAGACGGGTCCTCGTCTTAACATCCATGTATTTTTTACCCCGCATTTTAAGCTCTTGCTTGACCCACTCTCTCCACTCATCAGGCGACATAAGGGATGGAGCTTTATTTGTTCCTTGATTATTTGCGCTCACTGAAGATTGTCTCCGTAATAGTCTTATTATTGATAGGACAACATTGTTATTATCTACTAATCAAATCAATTAAAAAATAGTTACTGATATTAAATTGAAAAAAAAAGAACGTATTGCGATAGCATTAGATTGGCTGAAAGCTAATCGGGGTTGGACACAACGTACCGTGGCCGATAAACTCAAAGTTTCACAAGGAACCATTTCTCAGTTGAGAAATGGGGAAATTGAATTAACCGAAAGAATGTCAAATTCTTGGGGGATGGTTCTTGGAATATCTAGCGAGTGGCTGCAAAACGAAAGCGGAGATATGTTATCAAGGGAAGAGGTCGAAAATCAAATACCTGCATTACCCCTCACAGAAGCAGATAAAGAACTGATTATAAATGATATAATCCTTTCGCGTAAAATCGTAAACAATCCTACGTTAAGAGCAATTGCAGAGATGTTAGTAAACATCTCTTTAGATGAGCAGAAGAAAATTAAAACAATTATCGAAACGTTTTTAAAGTAGGTAGGTCTTTAACTGCTACAAGTGTATTTCTCTAATTCTCACTTTCGAAATTGTTAAAACAGCAAATTTTCCGATTAGATCAGAACCGTATTGATTGGTAAGTTTTAAAAGTGTTTTAGTAATTTCTGAAAAATCTTTTGGATGATACCGCAATAGTATAATACCAAGAGGACTTGCATTGTGAGCAAATACCCACTCACCAAAATCTTTGTCTAAAGTTAAGATTATTGAATTAAATTCTTTAGCAACATTAAGTATTTCTGAATCACTATAGCCACGATAATCTTCTAATACAGATTTAACGAAATGCCCTGAATTTCTCAGCTCTTGAATTATTCGAAAATCAACATTTTCATCTGCAAGAATATTAACTTGCAAGCAAACTTTCTCGTGAAATGACTTCGCTAGAGTAAGATAGACATGCTAAAATATCTTCTCTATCGATTCCAGGAGTAGCGGTTAGAATCTCTTCAATTGACAACCCTTCCCCCAATCTTTCAAGGATAAGTTCTACAGTAATCCGTGTTCCTTTTATTACCGGTTTTCCTAACATAACATTAGGATTAGCACTTAATCTATTCTTATAATCCATATTTCGAAAATAGGTTAAATTTTATATTTGTCAAGAATTCGCTAATGACTTTGATAATTATTTAAATTTTCCGTAAGTATCAAAAATGGCATCTTCAAAAATCTTATGCTTGGCATTTGACGAGTTTCATAAGTTCGGGCCCATTGTTATTTCTCTCGCGGTCTCTCCGATTCGATCCTTTATTTTGGTCGCATCTCCCCTATATACATACCAAACAAGTTCCCAGAGTTTTTCACTCGTCCTGTCGATTTGCTCTGAAAAAGTTTCCGATTTTTTTAAAAATTCTGTGGTATCAACATATCTGTAAATTACAACAGCGACTATTACAACTACCCTGTTTAGCCGTGGCACATATTTACCAGATTTAACAATTGCATTTAACTTAAACGCATTACCCAAAAGTGCCGCCGCCGCAAAAAACAAACCTGCAATCGCCACTCCAATCGATGAGTAAGGTGCCAAAAAGATACCAAAGAACATTGGCAACACGTAAACAAACAAAACTGATATAGACACAGCTATCAAAGTCCCAGCAGTGACCAGCACGGCTTGTATCTTATGTTGTTTGTAACGCCTAACCTCTATCCACAAAACTAACAATGACCCTATAAAATACGTAGCACAGTATATTATGAGTATATGATATTTATATGTTGGCGTATACGCAAAATTGACTGTATCCAAAAGTTGCACAAATTGACGAGTAATAGCACAATACAAAAAATACGTTATTAGTGCCGTGTTTATTGCAAGCCATCCCCTACCCATTTTGTATTCGGTATTAAAGATACTTTTGATAAACCTAAAAAATAGATATGGAGCAAACAAAATTGGGATGAGCGTTATGTGCTGTAATAATATACGCCATTCCAACATTACCACATTGCGCGCGCCCAAGATAAAAACCCAAGATCCAAGGGATAACGCAAACAGCAAAAACCATTTCTGAGACGACTCATTTTGCAACGAGTTACGGTAAACGTAAATCCCTAACCAAAAAATAAAAAACGAAATAAAAACCGCTGTAACCATACCTATTTCCAACAACTTCACAAATGTTAAGTGTTTTCCTTTGACTTTAAAAATATATCAAATTTTTTGTTCACATCCGCTTTGTCGATTGCCGAAAACATAATATTAACAAAACGTAACTTTTGTCCCGAATATGAGTCAAAAGTTTTGCATAGTCAAATCAAAAATTAATGATTTGTTAATTTTTTAAAGCGACATAAGAGAATTTATGAGACATAAAGATAAAGGACAAGGATTAAGACTGGGAATCATATTAGAAGAAACTAATCTAAAGTCAAAAGAATTGGCTGCTGTCTGTAATGTATTTCCGGAGGTGTTCTCAAATTTTTTAACTAATAAACGCGACATACCTTTTGATGTTGCGTATAAATTAATGTTAGAGTATGGATATTCTCCATTTTGGGTAATTTTTGGGGACGGCGAAAAATTTATTCCGAGCGAAATACTTAGTACACTAACGGAAAAACAAATCGAATCTGTTTTTAATTTTGAACGCGATCGAGTTTTCCATAGACAACTCAAAGAATCAGGATTTCGCCCAATGGTCGAACAATTGCTAGAGTTAGATGACAAGGATCGGAAAATTTTTAGAACTATTTTTGATCGGTTTTTTCCGAAAAAACATCAATAATTTTATCTGCAAATCTCTCTGATAAATTCAATACCGATCCTTTATTTTTTTTTAAATCTTCAGCGAATTCTAAAAGTAAGTCTATTATCTTTTTTTTAAAAACAGTCATCGTCGAGCCTCAGATTATCCGACGTATACTTGAGGCAAGTTTCGAAAAATTACCCGACTTTTACTTTTGCTACATTTGACACGCGATATTAAGTATTAGGGTTTTTTAATGCGATATATTGAGGTTTGGAAATAAATTATTTTATATTTTTTCTTTGATGACTTTTGCGGATTCAAAGTCTTCAAGTCTCATTCTCACCGACGGCAAAATCGTTCTGCATAAAACCATCTTTGTCATAAGACCGTTTGATATTTGTGTTGATTTTAAAGATTTTTGCTCCGTCCCTCTTAGCCAATACTTTGCAATAATTGATCCCATATCTTTTAATTTACAAAGGTCATCAGGTATAACAGAGATTTCATAAGGTGTTTCCCAATCAATGGCATACCCTCGACTGATTAAAATATTTAACACGCCTTCGAAAGTATATTCCATTAACGTGTATCAATTTTAAGATACAGAGGAGGGGACAGGGATTTGTATATCAGGCTCTTGTTCGGTCCATTCTTCCAAACCACCTTCAAGCCCATTTGTCAATATTGATATTTTCTTCTTTTGCTCTTTTATTTGTTTTGTTTTATATGATAATACCTGCAAAATATTTAATATAAGTTCGTTCTGTTTTTTAATAGTCTCGTCTTTAAGGCTAGTAACTTTCTCATGGTGGTCTTTGCTTACGACTTCATTCTCTTCATAAGGTTGTATTATATCTTTTGCAAGCTCCATCAATTCTGCTTTTGTCGTTCTTCTATCAAAAGATTTTTCCACGAATAATAAATTGGATTTAAATTTTTCTGCTAAGTATCTTCGAACTTTGCCCCAAAGTATTTCATTACCATTTTTTTCTAGCTCTTCAGAAATAAAATTCATTCCTTCTTTTTTTAAGACTGTTAAAAAATAATCGTGCATTAATTTGATCACACCTGCTACAGCAGTTTGTGGCTTATCGCCCTCAAACGCCTGTGAAAATTCTAAACATGTTGCAATAAACGTTTTTTGTCCACTATGGTTGGCATAACTCTCAACGACTATATGGATGAGCGGAAAATGTATAATTTGATTTGTTGCTCTATGTTTTGCAGATAATCCAATTCTTAAATAGTCTTCGATTTGGCTCATCATGTCTTGGTCATTCGATTCTGTAGTCATTGTTTAGAGTTTATAACTTTTATAAAATTTTTTGAAGGTTAAAAAACAACGGAACTGCCAGTGTTTGTTTATCAGCAATCCCCTACCCTCTTTAATTTAGACGGGACTCTCTCTATTTATCGTCTGTATCGGTAAATCTATTACGACAAAATGTTAATAAAATCTGTCGTTAGCGATACATTGCGCAATTTATCAAATTGATAACGTTTTGTAAACAGCAATTTACTCTGTTTATTTTGTCCCTTTGATACTAGGCCAGAGATTACTCTGGCCAGTCATATCTTAGATTTGAGATAATGCCTCATCTACAGTCCACGCAAAAAAAGCCCAAAAATAATAGCCGCCTTCATTTTGTGTGTAATTTCTAAAATGGACTTCGCCGGTTTTTGTGATTCTGTATTGTCCCTTGCCAAAACGTTCTTGTAGTTGTTTTCTTACATTTTTCATAACTTTTGTCCTCGGCAGTTGGTTGCCAACCTTTGATAGGTATATCATGCTATTGATGTCTAATAATGTCAACACAATTTTTATAATATATCTTAAAAAATTTAAAAAATAGGGATTAAAAATCCTACCAGTTTTATTCAACAAATACTCAGGATCTCCAACAAAATAGGTTTGTTTTAGTTTTTTTTGGAATAAAATTACGCTTTGCAACCCTGGAGCAGTTTTTATTTTTTTGAACAAAATGAAAATAATCTCAATCGCATCGCTGAAAGGTGGAATTGGTAAAACTACGATCACTACTGGTTTGGCTCAAGCACTGCATTCATTAGGTTTCAAGGTGCTCGTTTTAGATTTTGACGAAAACAATAATTTAACAGATATATGCTTGCGCGGAACACCTGAATTCGATCTCGTCACTCAAAAAAACGTCTATTCAGCTCTTGCTTTTGAAAATGGAATACAAGGCCTCAGTGAAGCAATTTTGAAGGCCAAACACGGATTCGATCTCCTTGCTGCAAACAAGCGAGTTCGTGAATTAAGTTATCTTGCAAAAGATGATCCGAGCCTCGGAATTAGATTCGCGGAAGAGATCAAATCTTTGCCTTATGATTTTATACTAATCGACAACCATCCTTCCATTAGTCCGTCGCTGGTTCTTTCTCTTTATTCATCATACGCAATCCTATTTCCGCTTGAAGATGATGTTCATAATTCACAAGCCATCAAAGACATCAAAGAAGAAGCCGAAAACGTTTCTAAAAAACGACGTTCCGAAATTATTTTTCGAGTTGTTCTGAACAATATGGCTGAATCTAAAACGGAGGAATATTTTGACGCGGTAAAAGATCATGGAGCGAAGGCTTTTAAAACTGTGATCTATAAGAATTCGCATATAAAGGATTGTAAGGATTTGGCACGACCTCTACGCGAAGATACAAAAGGTTTCGAGTGGTTTCTATGCCTCGCCAAGGAAGTAAAAGCTTTATGAATAAAAAAGAAGAAAAACGACTTGCCCTTCGAAGCACACGGCCTGGAAACAAAACTCTTCCTGTTGTCGAAAAAGACGAAGATCCAGATGTCTTGGAAATTATTAATCTTCACAAAGGGGCTGAAACACTTCTTCTGCGCGGCGCAAACGCGATGATTATGATTGGCGAACGTCTCCTGAGAAAGAAAAAAGAACTTCCGCATGGGACTTTCCAGGAATGGGTGTTTAATAATTTCGTAGTCAACTCGGAAAATCCAAAAGTCTTTTCGTATCGAACGGCAAGACGATATATGCAAGCCTATGAAAAAAAAGAGCAGATTTCGAAAGGTACAGACGTCCGAACAATCTACCAACTTTTAAGCTCTGGAATTAAAGATGATAACGAGCAAACGAATGTATCTAATATTAAGGATCCCGAGGAGTTACTTCAAAAGCTTGATTCTGGGCAAAACCTCTCAAAGGGAGAAAAGATATTTTTAAGCGACATCCTCACAAAGCGCCGAGAAAAGATTTTCGCAGATGCGAAAAAAAAGACCGACAAAATTGATGCATACCTTAGCAAACTCAGATAAGCAAACTGGCCAAATTTGACCAGTTTACGTTTTCAATTTTTTATAAACTCATTCAAAAAATAGTACCCAAATCCGTACGCCTGATTTATCGTACCGAGAGATTCTCTTTCCGAGATTCGTTGTCGATATGCCCTTGGGAGGTCAGAGCCCCAAGGGCAACTCCCGCCATAATAAAATTATGTCTCTTTTTTTCTTGACAGTTTTCCGTAACTTGATCTAGATTTGTACCCGTTTAAGGCGACATAACTTAAACAACTGGCCGCTCTGACAACTGGCCAAATGACAATGAATCGAGGACCATCCGAACAGGCTCCATGCCAATCCATGTGTCCCGACAATTAGAGTAGGGTAAAACTATTTTGCCGTGCGTAACCCAATTATGTCCGCACCGTAAAAAAGGAATAAAAACCGTGGAAGATAATATCATAGACGGCGACTGGATACCTCGTGTCGTAACAGATCAAAAACTACCTAGGAGTCTAAGGGACCTCTTAGCAAAAATCACATTACTCGATATTGGTGCGCGTGCAGAGCGAGGAGGATGCTATGCAAGCAACGAATATCTAGGTAATTTACTCGGCATGGCCACAACAACTGTTGCAAAATATATATCACGTTTGCGTAAATTAGGTTACATCGAGCAAGTATCTTTCGATGGCCGAACACGGATAATAAGATCAACATTACATGATGATGTCTCAATGGCTCGCACTCGATATAAAATATCCAAAGCAGCAGCAGGTAATTATCCTAGTCAGCCTAGTACAAATGGAGAGGGGAGGGGAGTACAACAAAGCAAAGCAGACAAAGACAAACGTTCCGCCCTTGTACGTACAAAAGAGGTACAAAATAAAACATTAAATATAAATGCGACGCAATCTAAAATTGCGGAAAATAAAAAACCAAATTGGGAGAGTGTACTAAATTGGGCCAAGGACCGAATTACACCGTATAGTTATCAAACTTTAGCAAATGCCAAAGTAACTTTAGATCCATATAAACTAACGGTACATACATTAGTCTCAAAATCTTTGAGTATTATAATTTCTAAATATTTTTCGGAAGTCCTTAAAAACCCAATCACAGTTGAGTTTGTTGGGGTAGGGGATGGCAAAAGTGCAGCGTAGTAATTTTATTAGCAATACAAAAGAGAGTAATTATGAGGACATCAAGGCGCAAAAGTATAAAACAAAAAAGTAGGGTAGATCTAATTTGTAACAAAGTTTTGACTGACTATCCAAATTGGATAGACATCGCCAAAAACGCATTAGCCCAAAAAGACAAGGATATACCTGATTGGCCAGACTTTGTTTTTGCACCATTGACAAATTATTTTCCGCTTTTGTTTAAAAACGGGATTAATCCAAATGATCCCCATTTGTCCGCAAAGATGTTAGTAGTTAGCCAATTAGCTGCAATAGTTCCGTGGTCACTGTCAAAAGGAGTTTATAAAATTACAGAAGAGCTTGCTTTAGAATTATGTGAGTCACAATCACCGGATAAAATACCGACAGAAATTTTAAAAAAACTACCACAATGGTCCATATATATCGAGATCCCTGAGAATTTTATTCCTGGATGTAATGGATTTTTTTGTCACCTCGATACAAATCAAGGTCGCGACGAACTGAAAATGCTTTTAGATTTTGATGATAAACCACCTTACCCCTTAACGCTCATTATGGGAGATTATACAATCGACACGGCTCTTGAATTATTCATAAAAAACATTAAAACCTATTATGATTCCAGCAAAATAGATAATGCGCTTGAATTAATTAAAATACCTCAACTTGATTTTTTGCATAAATTACTCCCATTAATACTTTATATTTGTGCTGATAATTCAGAAATCTCAGGACCATATTCTTACAACAAATACATTCAAAAAACGAGATATAAAAAAGAATTCGAACTCAAACAAGCTGATAACGTTGTTGTTTGGGATGTTGGCAAAGAGTTAGGGATTAAGATAAAAAAATACAAACAATCGGTAGGTTTTAAAGATATGGGACCAAAAGAAAAAAGTCCACATATTCGTAGAGCACATTGGCATCATTTTTGGACAGGCAACAGCGAGGAGCGCAAGTTGATCCTTCGCTGGCTGTCCCCTATACCTGTTAACCTTGACAATTAATTGTAAAAACCAGAGTCCAATAAAGGACAAGGGAAAAGACTATTTACATCTAAATCCACATCCTTTATAAGACCACACTCAATTTGCCAAATAATCAACTTTTTTGCTAATCTGCTTGAGATTGATCTAATGTATGATCCATTATTTTTATTGCTAAAAACACCTTCGACTACCCAACTATTTTTACGACTATCGTAATATACAATCCCATGCTCAACAGCGTAATCAGTAATTTTAGATACAATAAATTTTCTTTCCATTTTTTTGTCCTCGGCGTTTACGGACGCGACCCGTTTGATTAAGTATATTATATATTTCTTGCGTACTTTTGTCAACACAATTATTATAATATATATTAAAAAATTTAATAATTTTACGAAAAAAAAATGGGATAGTGCCCATGGGTATAGGCGTAGTTATTATTCTGTCAAATATGTGGAGATAAGTTTGGTTGCGAAGTGGGCCTCTTGATTAAGAGAGCTAAAGTCTATTGGATATTGTTATTTTGATCTTTTTTGGATTCAACGGCCGCTTTAACTTTTTCGGCCATATCTATCAATGTGTCTGGTTTTGGTTTTTGTTTTTTTTGGATATAATCAGATAGGGTAGTGCGTCTTACCTTACCTCGGGTTAATATTTCTATTTCTGTTGCCGTGCCAACAGATTGTATGTAATCCATTAGCTGCTTATTGCAGTCTTCAATTGTTTTTTTAATTTGGTCTATATCAATGTTTAACATCAAATTTTTTTATCATAAATATCATTTGATAACCTAAGGATCGGAGACAAACTAGATCGCTTCCAGATATTATATAATGTTTCTGGTTTCAGATCCAACTTTTTGGCAAGTAAATCCCAGTTGCCCATCTCTCGGACTTTTTGCTCAATGTATTTGATATGATAGTCTTTGACTAAATCTAATAATTCGTCTGCATCAGTCCTTGATTTAATTTCTATTTTTTGCATATAAGGCTGGCTACACCAAGAGAGGTATCACTTGGTATTTATTAGCAATAAAATTAATAAGGATACTCAGGTCCAACTAAATATTCGGTACCTGCATTAACAATCCATCCCCAACGCAACATATTATTAATAATTTTTGTTACGTATGACTCAGATTGAGTTAAATGCAAATCGTTGCTGGGTCTAAAAATCTCTCTACGATACCTAGCGTTTTTCGAAACGATTAATGATTTTACATATTTTTTTGTTATTCTTTCCATTTTTTTATCCCTCGGCAGTTGGTTGCCAACCTTTGATAGGTATATCATGCTATTAATGTCTAATAATGTCAACACAATTTTTATAATATATTTTAAAAAATTTAAAAAATAGGGATTAAAAATAAAAAAGGCGCCTCCTTTTAGAGAGACGCCTTATTTTTATAGGTTTTTTACTTCCTGGATTTGTTTCAATCCGCTCCAATTGGCTATGGAGTCACGCAACAACAATACACATCGCTGCGCTTGAAACATATATCGTCAAATGTGCTGATATTCGTAAATGTTTTTTGGGATTATTTTGCGATATAAGACAAATGACATATCGCAAAATAGGCGATTTTGTTATCTATTCTTTTGCATGGCAATTCTAAGAATTCAGAAAATTCAAAAGAAATAAAAAAATTAGAATTTATTTTTTCTCGCTTCTTGAATTCTCTCAGCAATTTCTATGAGTGTTTCGATTTTTGCATTTCGATCACCACTCTTAATTCGAGAGAGCGTGGATCGCCGGACCTTTCCTTTAGTGAGCAATTCGATTTCTGTGAAAGTGCCAGCCGATTCGATAAAGTGAAATAATTTGTTCCGACACAGTTTGATAGTTTTTTTTATATCGTTAATATTTTCCATAATTGGCGATGCTATTCTTCGAAGGAAAATTTGTAATCTTGGATAGCTTTTACTTTAGAATCTTCAAGGGACAATCCTTGCTCAAAATGCCAATAGCCTATACGTTGATCCAAATAAACTGACTTTTCATCTATTTCGAATTTTTTGATTTTAGGCCCCATATTATAAATTACCTCTCTCGCAAATTCGGTGATATCTTCTTTGATGTAAATTTCGTCGTTCAAGCGCTTGTTCTCCTGATGCGTATATAATACATTAGGCGTTCACATTTGTCAACTATTTTTTTGAAAGCCTGACGAGATCTCTTAATATTTGGAGTAGATTCTTATGCGATGCAACAGGTAACTTCCGATAATGTATGCTATGTCTCATCAGGGTTCATTTTATTTTTATTGTCTCTGATCTGTTTGGCAATTTTAATTAATGTTTCTGTGCTGACATGTTTTTTTTCGTTGAGGTACTGACTCAGGTTTCCATTGTTTATCCCGGTCCAGCCCCTGATTTGGCGCAACGACCCCGCGCGCCGTATACGCTCAATTGCATTTATACGGCACGCGTTTACGATTTCATCGATTAAATCGATGTCTTCGATTTCCGCAATCATCGATTTGATTTTTTCCATATCCATTGTTATAGCCTCAAATCTGTCGTCCTCCCTCTCGATCGTCGTATCCATACCCCTTAAAAACCCTTTTAATTTTTTAATAGGCTGAGGATGTGGATTGTATCTTTTGGTCATAAAAACATTTCTACTGATGTTTTAAAAAGTTTTGCTAATTTTTTAGCGAGATCTTTACCAATCGATCTTTTACCGGACTCATACGCTGAGATGTGGGATCGTGCAATGCCTCCAAGTTTTTGCCCGAGTTCGGTCTGAGACCAGCCAGCCATTTCGCGGTAAGTTCGCATGTTATTACCGGGCCCGGCCTCGTAACCAAATTTTTTCCAAAACTCACCTTCTCGGAATGGTACCGATGCGTCTTTGAGTAACGTAAGAATTTCATTTTTACGTTTTTTGCTTACTGATTTTGAGGAGTCGATTTTTGATTCTAAATGTTTCTCAAAATTATCTAAATTATTTTTCATATCGCCTCCTTATTTTGGTTACGGCTTAAGAATTTCGCTTCCGAAAAGATTTTCCAACTTAACTATTTGTGATAGAGTTGGATTTGTACGCTTTGGATTTTCGAATTTTTGATAAGCCTGTTGAGATACGCCGAGTTGGCTTGCGACTCTTGCCTGACTGAGTCCCTGTTCGGCACGGTTAAGTTTCAACCAGATCGCGAATCCGATTTTTTTTTCGGGCTCGATGTAATGGATGCTTTTGCCCGATTTTTTCGAAGGTTGTGGAATCGGTAGTTTCCGTGAATAGATTGATTCGAGATAAAGAGACAATGCGTCTTTCGCGTATCCTAAAGCCTGCTCTAATGTATCGCCTTCGGTAATACAACCTGGAAGGTCCGGAAATTCGACGGTATATCCGCCCTCTTGTTCGTCCTCAGTAAGGACAGCTGGATATGAAATCATTTTAGCCCTGCCTGTTTAAGTATTGCATTCAAAGTTTTTAATTTCAGTTCTTTTTTTCCGTGAACTGGCACTGTTACTGTAATCGAGCCTTTTTTATATATAACGTGAGATCCTTTTCCTTCGCGTTCCAGCTCAAACCCATTTGCTTTAAGTAGCTCTATTACTTGTTTCGCATTTAAAGCCTTCACGATTATTTAATACAACCTATAGGTTGTATCGTCAAGTAAAAACTTTTTTAGATTAATTTATATTTGTTAAGACTAACTGTATAGATATACAAATGTAGTCTTAACAAAAGATATGTATATGTTAAGACTTAACCTTTTTCTTCCACTTACCCTCTCTCCAATACGACAGAGGGGCCAATTCGGCTAATTGTCTTTCTAATTTTTGCCGTTCTTTTTTTGCCGCATTTTCCGCGATCCTAAGTTTATCCCATTTAAGATATAACCGAATTCCGGCCCGACGGTCATTTTCGGAAATTCCAATATTCACAAATTTTTTCTTGTTCTGAAAATCGACAGAATACTGTTTGAGTGTTGATATGTGGATGCCTGTTAGTTGGTGTATTGCTTTTAGTCCTCCTGATTTGCCTATTTGATCCTTAAATCTGGCGAATACCAAACGTTTACGATCAGCTGGACTAACCTGTCGGCCTACCGTGTTGAGGTGATAAACTAATTCTTGTTCTATATCCGGGTCCATGTCCGCCTGGAATCGGATCACAGGCACTAAGATTCCTAATTCTTGCGCAATCACAACTCGGTTTGCTCCAGAGAGTACACTATAGTCTTGTCTGCAATAGACCGGATGCAAAATTCCATTCCGTTTAATCGACTCCCTTAGTTCTTCGTATTGCTCTCCTTGCAAGAGTGCAAAGGGTTGATCCTCTATGATTATAAGTTTCTCTGGATTTTCGTAATACAGTTTTGTGGGTTTAAATTTTTGGATATCTGCCATAGGGAGACAGCATACAAAAGTAAGTATTTTTGCCTGTACTTTTTTATCAAAAAAATACCCCGCATGTTGCGGGGTTAAATTAAATTAATTTATAGGATGGATAAATGTCATGGTGCAACTATCAATTCTTTTGTTTCGTCTGTTGGTTCCGCTGACGATCCTCCAAACCAACTAACGAATTTGTAGACGTATGCGGCTCTAAACGCACTCATCCCGTCTTCTAAACAAATTTTTTTTAGAATCTGATCTGCAGTATCACGGTATTTTATATAATCCAGTTTTTCTTCGCGCATCAATTGATAGAGTGCGTCGTGTACGAGAGATCCCCGCATAAAGGTTTTTGTGTCGAACGTTGGACCGCTTGGGCCATCCCACGCATACCCGGCCTCTATATGCAATAGGCCGTCTGTATCCAACGAGACAAATGTTTTTATCCGATGTCCGACATGGACTCGGCTATCCGTTTTAATATTTGTCTGATAACTATAAGATCTAACAAGTTCGTATTTATAGTTCTTTAGATTTTTATAAACTATTTGTTCCATTGCTGTCTCCATTTTTTCCCACAAGTCCGATCGCGGCAAGTCCGGCTGTGATCGCAATTGACGCCTGTGTCCAGTCCGCCTTGCCTACGAATACGGATACGATCGCTCCGACCACGAGGGCAATTCCGAGGATCGTTGAGACTCGGCCCTTAGTTGCGTTTTCCGAGAGATGGTTCCAAAATGTTTTTTTATGTTTGGTCATATTATATTTCCTTTATGTATTTTTATCTTACTAAATCCATCATGTGTGTATCTGTGCGAAAAATGTCTGGGAATACTTTTTCCGGGAGGTAGGACATAAACCCATCAAGGTCCTTTGAATATCCCTTAGTATACACTCCAGCAGGGTCCGAAACCCAAAGGCCAATGATTTTTCCAAGGTCGTTTGTCCGGTAACCAACTGCTGTTATAATGTGGCCGCCGTCTTTTCCGAGGTGTATTCCAAACATAGGTTGACGTTCGAGGAGTATCCCATACGCAAGTCGGTTTAGCGAATTGATACCAACTTTATTATAGTCTACCCTGGGGACTGGGGTCGCGTCCGGAAACGCTTCCGCGAGGACCTGATTGATATAGTCCCTGTGGTTATTCCAAAAAAATCTTCGGTTGTTCTCAGCCGTGTCGCCCTGTTTGTATTTACCGACTCCGATCAAATACGCAAGTTCGTCGACTCGGCCTGATTTTTTATATTCCAGTCCGGACTTAATCAGGTTATCAATGAGCTTGTTAACAAAAGCAACTCCCGACGAAATAAAACACAGGTTAAACCGTCGCCACTCTTTTGTCCATACCATGTTTGGGGTTCCGTCAATGTTGACATTGTCTTTCTGGGTGTAGTGATACGCCTCTGAGAGTACGTAATCATTCCTGGTGAGTCCGTACTTTTCTTTTTCTATTTTTCTAAGTCCTTCTTGGATCACTGTTTCCTATCCTCTTTGATATGTTGCATAGTTTCGGTTAACTTAACACAAGTCTTATCTAGCGAGTGCAAGACCTCTCTAAGATCTTTGTGCGTTTGGCTGCTCTCGTTGATTTGTTTTTCGTGATACTCAATGACCGTCTCTAAATGTTTTGCACGGTCTAAGGCTTCGTTGGCAATTGCCTCCACTATCTGTAATTGACGTAAGCGGTCCGCAAAAAAATAACTAAGGGTCCCAAGGACAGCAGCTACCACGATTTTAAAAAAATCATCAAAAGTCATTGGGCTATCCCCGCCTTTTATTGCCATATAACAGATAACTCTAAATCTGTTATATTTGGATTATCGTTTATAGCGGTTTCAGAGCGCCATTTTTTAGAGTATAAATTTTGACCTGCATTAAAAAGATCCAATTCGATTAGATCCGATAACTCAGATAGTTCTTCTACGTTTAAAGAATGAAATTGGTTATTTGTATCCCTCCATTCCGGGATCGAATTAATTTTTTGTTTGTTATAAATAGTTAATGTTTTTTGAATATTCTCTAAATAGATTTT